CTATTTCGGTTCGGCCGACATTTCGTCGGCCGGATAAAGCTGCAGCATCGCGCGCGCCGCCTCGAGGTTCGACGTGGTCAGCCATTCCTCCCAGTCTTCCGGGCGCAGGATCACGACCGAGCGCTTCTCGTCGCCCGGCCGGTGCATGTGCTTCATGATCGGGTGCTCGTCGGCGTTCACGGTCAGCATCGCCATCGCGAGCGTCTCGGCACCGTCCGGCCCCTTCCACGCACGCCACACGCCAGCGACGCAGTACGGCTGCCAGTCGCCGACGCCGATTCGGTACCGCACGTGCTTACCCGTCTCCCAGTTCGGCTCGTAGATCCAGCGGGCCGGAATCAGGCAGCGCTGCCCGGTGCGCCAGGCCGTCCGGTACGCGGGCTTCTCGCCGACCGTCTCCGCACGGGCGTTCACGGTCAAGTACTTCTTGCCCTGCGGCTGGTGGTCCTTGGGGATCATGCCGAAGTTCGCGATCACGGCCGCCACGGCGTCTCCGTCGGCGCGCACGATCGGCGCGGCATAGTCCGGCCAGATTTCGGGCTCCCACGGCGTCCGCTTCCAAAGATCGATCAGGCCGAGCCGCAGTTCGCTGAAACCCGGATCCTCGTCCGGCGCGCGGTAGTTCGTGCACATTGTCAGCTCCCCATTTTTGAGACTTGACGAGAGCATCTTACCGCGCGATACACTGTATAACCATACAGTGCTATGTTGTATTATGAAACCCCGCTGGGCGTACATCTGGGAGTACACGGACGTCGATACCGGCGAGCGCCGACGCACGTACATGCCGTTCACCGCCGGTGAGGTGGTCTCGTATATCGGCCAGCTGATCCCCGATGCCGATGCACGGCCGCTCGAAGAAACAAGGGTTGACCGGAACGTGGTGCCGCTCAAGGACCCGTTCGTCAAACGCGCACCCACGATGCCCGCCTTCGACGCGCCGAGCGAAACGGAACTGCGTGCGATGTGGCTCACGCATCGCGATCCCGAAGTACGCCGCCTGATCCTCGAAATCGTGATGCTCCGTAAATCGCTTCAGAAGGTCATGGACTGGTGGGAAATGTGGGATCAAGCCGCCAAGGACAAGGGAGATCTGGGCGGCCCCCACGGACCGTTCCATCGGTTGCTGCACCTGTTGCGAGATGAGATGCGGCGCGCCGGGCTCTACTGAAGATGCCGCGCGCTCACTGGCAGCCGGGCGTCGCTGGCCGCACCGCGCACACCCACCCCTGCACCGCCTTCAGTTTGTCGATTTCGCGCTGGTCGTCGCCGGCGACCCCGAAAACGCGTTCCGCAACCGCTGGGTCGATGTCTGCGACGGCGGCGGCACCATCGCCCACGCCGGCGGCGCCGGCAGCTCCGGGCAGACCGTCGGAACCGGCTGCAGCGCAGTTCCGGACGGCGACGCGCAGCCGGTCAGTGCCAGCAGTGAGAGCAGCGCGCAGGCTGCGATTTTCGGTTTCATGGTCGGTTCGCTCCTTCGTGAGTTGTGCGTCGACGGCCGCCACCTGCGAGGCGGCCGCGTCGTGGGCGGCGATCGCGCGCTGTTCCGCGGCGAGCGCCGCCCGCGAGATCGCTGCCAGGTCGCCGGCATGCCTCTCCTTGTCTGCCGCGCGCGCGGCCTGCTCGTCGGCGAGCCGGCGCGCGCCGATCAGGTGCTCGACGCCGGCGCCGGCCGCCGCGCCGAGCAGCGCGGCCAGCAGGTACGGCCATGCGAATTTCAGGAAGATCATTTCGGCTCCTTCGCGTGCCGCTGCTTGAGCTCGTCCGGCGAGTAGACGAAGTCCGGCAGCAGGAATGCCTGCACGCTCCAGACCGGGTCGCTTTCCTCGTGCCGGCCGTGGTCCTTGCCGCGGTGGTGCAGCGCGCACAGCAGCAGCTGGTTGAAGGTCGAGTCGACGAACGTCTCGGGCTGCGCCGGATCGAACGCCTCCCAGTCGAAGCCCTGCGTCAGCCTGATCACGTCCCAGACCGGGTGCTGGCGCGGGATCGGCACGACGCGCTGCAGCTTGTGGCTGAACATCGTGTCGACCTGGTTGAGCGCGACGCGGCGGATCCACTTCCAGTCGATCGCGCGCGAGAACGCCCACTCGAAGAACCTGTGGTGCGACTCGACCGCTTGGTCGTCCCCGCACACCGCGCAGACGTAGCCGCCCTCCTTCTTCATCGCGCGCTTGCTCGCGCGGAACGTCGCCGACTCGGTGCGGGGCGCGTGGTCCGGGTAGAAGACGTCCTCGGACAGCGTGCGGCGCGTCTCGTGAGTTTTCGTCGTCGTCATAGGCCGCGCTCGCACAGTGCGCGCTCCTCGGCGCGCCGTTTCACCAGGCCGGGCAGCACGCGCCCGTCCGAATAGACCCACTGCGGCCGGCCCGCGTCCGACTGATTCATCGCGCGGCATGCGCCGCGCCAATCGCCGGCGTTGAAGCGCTTCGCAGTCGCACTGCCGCAGTACGCCGACGTGCCGACGTTGTAGGCGAAGCTCACCGCGGCCGCGAGCTGGTAGGTATGCCCCTTCAGCCCCGGCGTGCACTTCAGCACTGGCTCGGCATGCGCGATCAGCTGCCGCTCGAGTGACTCGCGACATTCGGCCTCGCTGTACCGCTGGCCGACGACGACGTTCGTCGTGTCGCCCATGCACTTCGTCGGGATGCCGACCGGGTCGAGGTATCCGACCAGCTTCGTCCCCTCGAACTTCGGGACCATGGAAAGAAGAAGGGCTGCCGCAGCAGCCCCCACAACACCGGCGAGTGTCTTCTTCGGTACGTTAGCCATCGAGCAATGCCCTCTTCCCTTTGTTCTTGACCAGGTAGTACGCCTGCAGCCCGATGTACGCGATCGTCGCGACGGCTACCCACCAGTTGATGTCGTGGCTGGTCAGCCACAACCAGAAATTGCTACCCACTGCCGGCGCAGCTTTCGCCGCACTTACCGCGAGATCGTTCTTCATCGATTCCCCGTAATGAAAAAGCCGCCCGTGGGGCGGCTTGAGGTAGTGTTGAGGTTATACTTCGACTGGCTTCAACGGCAATCCACAAACGATTTCTTTCGAGAGACATCTATGGAACGCAGTGTTGGCATTGGCGGACGGCGATGGCTAGTCCAAGGCAACGAAAACGACAGCTATATCGCAAAGCTGGCGGACCCATTCGAACCGCAACTTGTATCAATGCTCGCGGTCTTGTGTGACAACGGCGCGCAAGTACTTGATATAGGTGCCAATATCGGCTGTACTGCGCTCGCACTTTCACAGATAGTCGGTGACGGTAAAGTAGTCGCTTTCGAGCCAGTGCCACGCACATTCGCGAATCTGTCCAAGAACATTGGCTTGCTTTCCAACGTGGCAATCCACAATTTCGCGCTCGGAAGTCAGGCTGGAACACTGCCAATGCAAGGCTCCGAAGGAGATTCAGCTGGCGCATTCGTCGCCAATCAATTTCAAATTGCCAATGCTGGGTATTTCCAAGTTGAAGTCCCGGTGCGCACACTCGACGAGGCATTCCCTTCCCTCGGACTTGACCGCGTTGATTTTATTAAAATCGACGTGGAAGGATTCGAACTCGACGTATTCGAAGGCGGTCGCGAGACACTGCAGCGTTTCAAGCCACGTGTCGTGCTAGAAATGAACCACTTCTGCCTCAATATGTTCCGGCGCATCACCTATCCGGAGTTTCGTGAGCGTCTTCTGCAAATTTTCCCCTACGTATATGCCGTCGACGGTACTCGTTATCTAGATCTGACCTCAGAAAACGACGCGTACGTTGTCGGCTACGAGCACACCCTGCAATTCCGATTCCCGAATCTCGTTGCGGGATTCGACCGGTCAGATCTTATCGCGCGCCTTTCGACTCTCGATCGCGCTGCACACGTGCTCGCTGAGGCGCATCGCGTTGCAGCTGATTCCGAGGCACGCAACGCGGCGGTAGACGCCCACTCGAATCAGCTTCGACAGCAACTCGCTTCGCTCGAAGCTGAACGGGATCGTCTCAGCAGTCAAGTTGTCGCAGACTCGGAGCGAATCGCTGAACTCGAACGCGAGAAAATTGCGCTTCTCACCTCATCAAGTTGGCGAGTCACCCAGCCGTTGCGCTCGATAAAGCAATTCTTTGCGACAAAGAGCTCTGCCGCTACGGAGTCGGGTCCGTCCGCGTGAGCACGTCGGCGGCGGTAGTACGCCTGCCGCCGAATGTACGCGATCGTCGCGACGGCCACCCGCCAGTTGATGCCTGGCTGATCACCACATCCGGAAATTACTGCTTACTGCGCGCGACACCTTCGCAGCGCTCGACGCGAGATCGTTCTTCATCGGTTCCCCGTAGGGAGAAAGTCGCCCCGGGGCAACTTCTTGGGACGGCTGTCCAAAGTTGCTACAATCTCGGGCCCATTCCGCCCCCAAAGACATCCCAAATGCAGCGCCTATTGCTGCCTGACAATTGCACACGGACTGATCGTTGAGCGCCCGAACGGGTCACGGGATGGGCTATGAAGGGACCTTTCGTAGGGACATCGGCCCGTAAGCCCTGATAGCCCCCCGAACTTTTAAGGCAAGACATGGGTACCTACCGATTACTGCTGGCCATGACGGTCCTGCTGTTCCACGCAGGGGTGACGATCGGGGGACGTGCCATCGGCGTCTCAGCCGTGGTGTCGTTCTTCCTCATCAGCGGCTATGTGATGACCGCACTGGTAGATCGGCATTATTCGCGGCGTATAGGCGGCTTCTATATCGATCGGGCAATGCGCTTGTACCCGCAGTTCCTTTTCTACGTTGCCGCGTGGCAGGCTGTCGTCTGGATATTCCATCCAGTCTCACCCTTTGTTGCCGACCTAACGATGAAGAGGGCCGTGCTTAATCTGACCATGGTCGGCCTGAACTTCCAAGGCGCCTCCATCATGCCGCAAGCATGGTCTCTTGGGCTTGAATGGCAATTTTATCTATTGTTTCCATTCATGCTCCGCGCGAGAGTATCGACCTTCATCGCATCTCTGATGTTTTACGCCATCGTGTGTGCGACAGGATGGGCCGATCCGTACATATGGGGGTATCTCATGCTCCCGGGGACAGCATTTATGTTCTTGATCGGAAGTTTCCTGTATCGCGGTGAAAAGCTCTGGATCTGGATCGTCTACCTCGCGTTGTGCGCTGGACTCGCAATTGTTTATACAACCCCCAGTCTACAGAGCGGTTGTCGATTCGAAGTGCTAGTTGGCCTTGTGATCGGCATCCCGATCTTGCGCGTGCTAAGCACCATGCGAGTCGGTCGGTTTGATGCACTGCTCGGAAATCTGAGCTACGGAGTATTCCTGAACCATGCCGTGCTGATATTGCTCTTACCCGTTGTCGGACTTGATAAAAGTTCGGCGCTATACTTCCCGACGTTAGTCATCAGCTCTCTTGTGCTGGCATGGCTCTCATACGAGTTCATTGAGAAGCGCGTGATTACAGTGCGTCACCGACTACGCAGCCGAGCGGAAGCCAAGGACGGACAACCTGCCGATCACACGGTCGGCGCTGGTAATCCTAGCGTTGCACCTCCTACGGCGTCATAGAACGTTGCCCACCGTGCGTCGTTTGTTGCGATGGTGCCAAGATTCGCATACTCCGACGCACTTTGCGGGCTAGCAAAGTATGCGACGATTGTATTTTCCGTGGAATCAGAGAATTGAACGTTCAACATAATTAGAATTTATATCCGTTGATAGCAGCCCCGAATGTCGGTGTGCCTGATGCACTCGAATTGTTATAGTACGCAGTCTGCGGAATATTGATGGGAGTATCCGCAAAAGGCGCATAAACAGAGCCTGAGCCATTCGAATAACCGCCTACAGCGACAGCACCCGTTCCGGTCGCATCAGCCGCAAAATTCATAGTGCCCATGCTGGCCGCCGAGCTGCCATACGAAATGTATCCACTACACGTGATTGCATTCTTTGGCACCGCCGACGAAATGTTCAGCGCGATATAGCTGGATTGGATGGAGTTCGTCGCGAGTACAGTTACCAGACCAGTTTTTACCGAACGCTCCGTTTGCGCGCCGACAACAAACTGTCCGCTCGAATTCGTCGGCCATACGCTGACGAGTGCGGTCGCAGTAATACCGGCCGGCGCATTTGCTCCACCGTACACGCTCCCGAGCACGGTTGAAGTGGCATTGCGCGCGAACAGCGTTCGAGCGCCGGTGACCGGGTTGTACCCCGCATACAGACCGACGTACCCCGGAGCAGGAGCCGCTCCGGTATCCATACCGCCCGCGCCGGTCGTCGCGAGATTGATAGTCTGGTTGAACGCACCGAGCACATACTTCTTTCCGCCAAGCGCCGTACCGACGACGATCTCGTCTGCGGTCAGCGTCGCCGTCGCGCTCGCGGCCGTCACGCTCATCGCGAGATTGCGCGCGTGACCGACCACTGCCGCCGATTGGGCCTGCACGGCCGTTTTCAGATTGGCGAGCAGCGTCGTCGTCGTGCCATCATCAATCGCGTCCTGCCCGGTCAAATCGACGATGAACTGCGCGAGCACCGACGCCATGATCGAGCTTTGGCGCCACACCTTGTTGAGCTGCTGCGACTGCGCGGTGCCGCTCTGGAAGCCGGTGAGCAGCGCAGCCAGGGCCTCGTAGTCGGCCTGCGTCATCACGTTCGCGCCGGCAGCCGCCGCAAACGCCTTGAAATTGTTGTTTGCCATCTATGCTCCGAGCATAAAAAAAGCCGCCCGAAGGCGGCTCAAAGCGTGAAATGCGTTGTGTAGGTCAGACCGGCTTACCCCATGCGCCGACATTGAAGCCGGCCACGTATGGGCCAGACATGTCAAAGCCGAACAGCGGCGCGCCGTCGACGCTCGTGACGATCGTGTAGTTGACGCGAACGCCCTCTGGCTTCAGCGGGATGTAGCCGCCGGCGAGCAGCGCGAGGAACACTGCCGAGGGCACCTTTCCGGAGATCCCGATCGTCATCGACATGTCCTGGTGGTCCTCGATGAAGACGTGCGTGTCCGCGCCGAAGATGCTGTTCAAGATCGCGGCACTCGATTCGAGCGTCCCGTCCCAGTGGTTCGCGCCGATCTTCGCGCGGATGACCAGCCGGTATGTGTCGTCGTCGAGCACGGTCAGGCCCGTATCGGGATCGAACGGGCCCTTCCATATTCCCTGATCGAAGCCGAGCCCCACGATGTCGAACGAGAAGTAGATGCCGGTCAGCGGCGTCCGGATTCGCCTCGATACGCCCACCCACAACCCGACCGTATCGAGCTGATCGCCGACGGCGACGTCCAGGTCGAACTTGCCGGGCATGCTCGCGAGCAGATTCATCTGGTCGACGAGCGGCTGCACGACAGCGGCCACCGTCGCCGCGAACCGCGGCTTGTCGCGGTGCTCTGACGTGATCAGCGCGGTGTAATCGTTCAGGTCGGCCATCAGGTCACCACCAGCGTCACGCTCGCGGGCGTGCAACACGCCGCTTCGTTGAAGAGCAACGCGACGTCCGGCGCGCCGGCGCCGCGCGGGCCGCTCAACGTCAGCCCGGACAGCTTGAACGTCACGCCGCCGCCGACGCTGTTCGCCGCGGTCAGCGCGTCGCCCCATTCCACACTGCCGGATAGGCCGCCGCCGATCTGCACACCGTTGACGTAGTCCGACACCGCCTGCTGGATCTGCTGGCCGGTCTGGGTCGTGTAGCCTGCGAGCGCCTTGAGCGTAACGGTGGACGCGATCGGCGCGGCCGTCGGGCGAAAAAACTTGATCGTGATCGGCCGCCCGTAGATGTCCGTGACCACGACAGCAGTTGTGCCGTACGTCGGCGATCCGGGCGTCTTCTTGACGGCGATCGCGTTCGCGATCGCGGTTGCGTCACCGCCTTCGATGACGAGCGAGATCGAATGCCGAGGCAGGCCATTTGCATCCGTCGCGTCAGTGTCGTTCTCGTACGCAACGTACCGCGTGACGCCAGCGACATTCGCCACCGCACCGATGATGCCGTCGAGCACCGTGAGCGACGGAAGCGCGGTCGACACGGTCTGTCGCTGCCGAAGCACCGCATCCTTCTCGACCGGCGCGCCCGCAGCCGCGTCCGCCGGGTTTGTCACCGTCTGCCAGCCGAACGCCGGCGTCGCGATCTGGTTGATCGTGCCGGCGCGCGCGGCGACGGCGCCGATCGTCGCGCACGTCGCGGTGACGGTGATCGTCCCGCTCGGCGGGATCGTCACGGTCGCCGGCAGCAGCCACTTCACATCGTTGCCGTCCTTCGCCGCGCCGTTCGTGATCGTGGCGCCGGCCTGCCCGACAAGCACCAGGTCGGCGCTCGAGTACGACGCGACCTTCCGCGCAATGCCGTTGATCTTCACGTTGCTCGACAGCGCCGCGCCCTGCGCGGTGGCCGGGCTGAATGACTGGTAGACCGCGATCGCCACTGAGTTGCTGTCGTTAAACGCAGCCGAGATCACGGCGAGGAGCTGTCCGTCTTTGCTGTCCGGCTCGAGGTAGGTGTCCTGACCGTAGATCGATCGGTACTTGGTCTGCCAGTAGTCGAGGATCTCGGCATACGACGGCGCGGTGATGCCGTTTGTGTCAATCACCGCAACAGGGCTCGAAATCGTCATAGCGTCGATTGCACCGTGGTGGTGCCGTAGATGGTGTTGATCGTCGCGGAAACCGTCAGCGCGCGCGTCTCGGGGTCAACCGAGCTCGAGTAGCTCGTGATCTCGGTGACACCCTGCGTGCCGAGAATGCATTGGCGGATCGCCGCGTCGTAGATGCCGCTGGTGTACTTCCCGAGGACGTCGGTCGCCCACGGCATGCCGACGGTCGTGTCGAGGAACCACTCGCCGCGCAACAGCCGCAGGCGCGTCTGCACCGCCTGCGCGACCGCCTCCGGCACGTTGACGAAAAAGTCGGCGTCGCCCCCACCGAAGACGTAATCGCCGTCAGCGTCAAGTTTTCGGTACCGCATGGGAATCCTTAGTTCGGTGGGCTCGTATTGCTGCCCGCGCCGTTTTCTCGGTGGGTGTGCGTGTCGTCGACCCGCTTGCCGTTCGCCGTGATCTGGCCGATCACGTTCAGGATGCCGTTGAACACCGCGGCGGCGCCGCTCGCCGCGCTGCCGACCATGCCGCCGACGAACGTCAGCAGGCCCGTGATCGTCACCGCGGCCGAGAACGTCGACAGCGGCGCGACGACGTCAAACCCGCCCGGCGCGACGATCTTGACCTTTTGCAGCGTCGGGTTCAGGTCGATGTAGGTCGCGCCGTCGTCGCTACGCAGTTGCGCCGAGCTTCCGCTCACGCCGGCGAGCGCGCGTGGCCGCGACCGGTAGCCGAGCAGCACGAACCCGTCCGACAGGTCGTGCATGCGCAGCTCGGCCTGTTCCTGCACGCCGCCCGACTGCCACCAGGCGTCGATGCAGCGCGAGGCGAACACGACGAGGCACTCGTCGCCCGGCTTCACCGGGAAGGTCAACGTACAATTTCCGCCGGCGGGGAACTGGACCGGGCAGTCGACCAGCAGCGGCAGCGCGACGCTTTGGATCGCCCCATCGATACCGCGCACCTGAGCCTTGATGGCCGGTTGAGCGCTGCAAGTGAGCACGCCGCCGTCGAACGTCTGAATGATGCCGGGCAACGCCGTCCACACGCCCGCGCGCATGCCGTCGAACGCTTCACGCAGGGCGATCTCCGGGTCGCCCACCCTTTCACGTCGATCCATGAGATGAAAATGAAAAAACTGCTGTTGATCGCTGCCCTGATCGCGCCGGCCGCCGCCGTCGCAGACGACGCCTACGTCTACCCGTTCGCCGGCATGAAGGTCGGCGCGACCGTCGACAATCCGTTCCCGACGATCCTGTACACCACGCGGAAATGTGACCTGCCGCTCGCGAACGCGAAGAACATGCGTCGCTACGAGTCGTACCGCGGCGTCTGGGACATCGGCTGCTGGGGCGAAACAATCGACGGCGACGCGGTGATCATCGTGCCGACGATGCCGACGAAATCGATGCCGTTGAACGTTCTCGCGCGCGCCGACGTGAAACGTTCCGGCGATAGCACGGTGATGACCATCAAGGCGCTGCCGACGTACGGCCGCTAGCCGTACTTCTTGATGACGCCGGCGGGCGGCACAGCCGCCTTGTCCTTGAACGAATCCGGCAGCACCGTAACATCGGCCGCGAGGCAGGTCGTGCTGGTGTAGTACTCGTTCGCGCGCGTGTCGCCGGAGTGCTCGGCGAGCATCACGTAATAGAACCCGTCGTCCTGCAGCTTCGCCTGCATCTCGATCCGCTCGTTCTGGGCCTGCTGCCCGACGTTGAGGCTGTACTCGTATTGCTGCACGCTCGCGTTGTCGAGCCAGATCAGCCGGCCGATCTTGACGCTCGGGTTCAGCAGCATCTTCACTTCGATGCCGTTTGCCGTCTGCTGCGGCAGACCGATCATGCCAGTCTCCGACGTGATCACCGGGATGTCGCCGGGCATGTACGCGGTCTCCGGCACCAGGACGACCTTTCCGTCCTGGATGCTCCAGACCGTTTGGGTCGTTTTCGCGATCCCACGAAGGAAGTCGCGCGCCATCCCAAACATCGCCTTGCCGCGCGGCAGCGGGTTCGATGTCACCTGCGGCACGTAGCCGAGCGACACGCCGTACGGGTTCATGGCCGCCGTCGCAACGGATACATGGTCTGTTGCAACCGACCCGGCCGCGAGCGTCGTGTTGACCACCGCGAAGTTGTACGCCGAATCGCCGTCGGCGGCCGTGATGTCGAGGAACGTGGTGGTCTGGCTCTCGCGCCCGCGACGCACCTGCTTGATCGAGCCGTCGAAGATGATCCCGAAGTTGCCCTCGTAGCCGGCCTGCAGCACGACGCGCGTGAACTCCTTCTGCGCGCGCCGCGCGGTCGCCGCCGACACGTTGTAGACGCGGACCCGCGCCGAGTTCGGCGTCTGGAGGTCGCCACGCTGCACCCGGAATACGATCCGCAGATCGGACACGTCGAGCGCCTCCCCGCTATCGAAGCCGATGATCAGCGATACCTTTCGGCCAAACTGCTGAACGCTCATTGGTCCGTCACCCAGAAAACATGCGATCCGATGCCGAGATCCTCGTACGTCGGAACGTCGTCGGGATTGGCCGCCCCCTGCACCCACAGCCGCCCCTGAAACCCGAGGTGCTTGTGCTGAGCGAGCAGGTCGACGCCCGTCACCAGCGGCAGGCCGCTGACGAGCGGATTGTCGGATGCGTCCGCGATGTCGAGCACCCAGCCCGCGCCGCCCGCCTTCCGATACTGGACCGTCAGCCGGTAGTCGACGCCGCTGAGTGTCACCGTGAAGCGCTCGGGCCGCGGCGAGAATGGAACCTCGAAGTAGCTCGGCATCACATGTTCTCCGGCGGCACGGCGCCGCCCGGCGCCGGCGTCGCGGGTACGGCCGCCTTCACGCCACCGTTGCCGGTCTCCGCCGTCGACGCCGGATCGGCCTGATCCTCGCGCGGCGGCAGCTTCGTCGCCTGCGTCGAGACGATCCGTATCTGCTTGAGCGTCGCGGTCAGCACGAGCGCGCTGGACGTCTTCGAATCGGTCGTGAGGCGCAGGCCCTGCAGCAGCATGTCGCGATAGAGGCGGCGGCTCGTCGTCACGTCGAACGGCGTGCGCGCCTCCTGCAGCGCGAGCAGCTGCGAGTAGATCGCGTTGACGTACTGCGCGGACGGCAGGCTGCCGCCCTCGAACGTCGCCTCCGCAGCGCCGAGCAGCGCCTCATAGTCGGCGTTGCTCCAGCCACACCGCATGGTCAAATCCGGCTGTCGCTTGAACGCGTGGTCCGTAATCTCGGACCCTTTCTCGACCGGGTGCTCGGTGATCGTGAGTTCGTCGTTATAGACCTCCTCGATCGCGACCTGCACCCGGATGCTGCCGATCTTCTTGGGCGCGATCATGATCATGTCGAGGGTCATGCGATCACCCCCTGAAGGTTCCGTACCATGTCCGAATTCACCGCGCGCTGCTCGCGCTCCACCGCGCGGCCGGCCGCCGATGGATCGCCGGCGCCGTTCACGTGGATCTGCGTGGTCTGGTTCACCTCGATCTTCCCTCCACCGGCGCGCGCGCCAGCGGCCTGCGCCGCGACGGCGGCCGGCTGCTCGTATGTCGCGCGCGTGTTGCGCAGCGCGGCCTCCATCTCGGCAACGGTGATGCTCGCGCGGTTGTTGCCCTTGCCGGCGTAGTAGCTGCGGCCCGTGTCCGGGTCCGCCACGCTCGCCCACTCGCGCGACGCCGCGCGCAGCGCCGCGCGCAGGTCGCCGCTGCGCCCCTCGACGTAATCCGCGATCGCGCGCCGCTTGTTGCGCACCAGGTACTCGCTGAAGATCCTGTCCTGCAGCTTCCGGTCGAACATCTCGCTGCCGTTCAGCTTCATCGCGCTCGCCGCTTCCGACAACGTGCCCCCGATGATCTGGTAGCGGCCGGCGGCGTTGAACTGGCCTGCACGCTGCGCCGCCATGACCTGCGCGAGCGTCATGCCCTCGAGGTTCTCCGTCCCGGACCGGTATCCGCCTCGCGCACCGCGGTTCACGCTGTTGTAGTCGCCCTCGCCGCGTGAGATCAGCCGGCCGAACGCGGTGTCGGCCAGCCGCGCCATCGTGCCGGCAGCATCGGCCGGCGCCGCGGCCCCCGCGGGCGCCTGGCTGGCCGCCGCCCCCGCGCCGCGCGGGGCCGTCAACTTGGCACCGCCCCCGTCCTTCACGCTGTCGAGCTCGTCCTGCGTGTACCCGCCCGTCGCGTCGAGCCCGCGCCGATCCTTTCCGGTCAGAAAGTCCCAGATCGAGCGGAATTTTCCGCCGGACGCCTTCGAAATCCACCCGTCCACCGAATCACGCAGTGCATCACCGATCTTCCAGCCGGCGAACGCGGCTCCAGCGACGGCCGACAACCGCAGCAGCAGCCCGATCAGCGAACCCACCTGGCCGATCACGCTGGAGATGACGCTCGCAGCGCCAGTGCCATTGGCTCCCATCGCGCGGAGCGCCGCCGCGGCCTTCCAGATCCCCTTGGCGATCCGGAACACGCCCAGCGCCTTGAGCGCCACGCCGAGCAGCAGGATCTTCGTCGACCAGCCGTTCGTCCCGTGATCGAGCTCGATGAACTTGTCGGCCAGCCATGCCAACGGCGGCCCCATCACCGCGGCCGCCTTCAGCACTGCGTTCGCGATGTCGGCGATACGATTCGCGATCTGCTCGCCGTGCTCGTCCATCCATTTCTGGAAGCGGTCGAGCTGCGGCCCGATCTTCTGCAGCATCGCGCCTTCGACGCGGATGCCGAGGTTCTCGAACGTCGTGCCGAGCCCGCGCAGTTGCGTCATGAAGCGGTGCGAGTCGTCGGCAGCCTTGTCCAGGCCGGTCGTCTTCGACATCTCGCGGTACTGCTTCAGGAGCTTCTCGAAGTCCCCGTTGCGCATCGCGAGCATCAGGTTCTCGTCGATGCCGAGGATGTTCCCGTACTGGCTCGCGAGCCACGTCGGCTTCTTCGCCAGCGCGCCGCCGAGGTCGGACATGATGTCGACCGTATCGCGCAGCTCGCCGTTGGCATTGCGCGTCTGCACGCCGAGCGTTGCGAGATAGCCCTCGCCGGCCGGGTTGTTGCGCAGGAAGCGCGCGAGGTTCTCGATCGTGCCGGTCGCCGCCTCGGCGGACACGCCCATGTTCTTCGCAGCGAACTCGAACCCGCGCAGGTTGCTCGCGGACGCGCCGGTGCGCTGCGCCACGAAGTACAGGCGCTCGAGCTTCGACGCGAACGCCGCGACGCCGGCGCTGACGGTCAGTGCCGCGCCGGAGATCGTCGTGATGAGCTGCTTGACGCCCTTGGTAGTGTCCTCGACGCCTTCCTTGAACTTCTTCAGGCCCTTCTCGTCGACCTTGAAACCGAGCGCGACCAGGAACTCGCGGATGACGACGGAATCAGCCATTTTCTCTTTCCATCTTGCGGCGGAACGCCGCTTCGTTGTCTGCCCGGACGGCGAGGGAGTCGTTCATGAGCGCGACGTCGGCGAGGCCGAGCGTTCCATCAAGCAACGACTCGTACCGGCACATCTGCGCGTGCACTGGCGCGAGCAGCCAGTCCTCGCCGCCGGGCAGCGTGCGGATCCAGCCTAGGTCGCCGCCGGGCTGCTCGCTTGGCTGGTAAGCAGCCCGTCGATAAAAGGGCCGAGGTTCGCCACCACGACGCGCACGACGAGCGGCAGCATCACGTCGATGCCGATGTCGTCGAACATCGCCGTGTTTCGCTGCGCGGACCAGATCTTCGACCAGCCGTGCGCCTGATGACGCTCGACGACGGACAAGCATGTGTCGAACACGTAGTCGGCGTCCTCGTCCTTAAGGTCAGCGAGCGCATCGGCGAACGGTTGGAGTACCGGCGCGACGGCATCGACGAGAGCGAGGATGTCGCGTTTCTCGTCCTGCGCCGCAGGCGCGTCCGACTCGGTCGGCTGCGTTCCTCCGGCCAGCGCGGCGAGCGCGGCGTTCGCGCGCGCTTGCACGCGCGCGTTGTCCGCCTGCTCCAGCTCCGCATAGAACTTCATCAGGACCGGGATCATAGGCGGGATGACCGGCGCGATGCGCCGCGAAACGTGAAACTGCTGCTTCGCGTTCAGCTTGCCGATCGCATACCGGGCGCCGTTGAGTTCGATTTCGATCGCCATGGTCAGTACGTCCCGAGAATGCCGTCGATCTTGATCGAGTCGAAGACCCATTCGACGATGTCGCCGTCCTTCGCGTACTTCAGATCGGGGGCCTTCTTGAAGGCGCAGCTGCGCGCCGTAGCCACGTCACCAGACGCGGTCTGGCGAATCTCGATGAGGTTCTTGCCCCAGAGCCGGCTGTCGAGTGACTGCGCGTCGTATAGCGCCATCAACTTTGCGTTGATCGGCGCCGTCTTGAGGTAGCGCAGCGTGACCTGGCCGGACTTGTCAGCATGCAAGCTGTGCATACCTTCTCCATCCGAGCCGATGGTCATCGTGTTCTTGTCGCCCGCGCGGACGATCGTGATGCCTTCTTCGGCGGTTGCCTCGCCGTAGCCGAGCGAAAACATGCCGCCCGGCCCGACGAGCGTCCCCGCGACGTCCTGAAAGCTGTAAGTGCTCATGTGGATATGTCCTTGTTACCGGTTGACCGTGACCAACACGTCGACGCTGTGAATCGCGCCCGCCTCCTTCGCTGCGATTTGGAACGGAACGGCCTTCCGCGCCTCGCGATCTGCCTGCGACTGCGTTGCGATCTGCGGCACATAGATGTAGTAGCCCTTCGCGAGCGTATCGCCCTTCGAAATCGCGCCGAACCCATCGGAATTCCAGACGCCCGGAGCCAGGTATCCGTTGCTTACTGCCGCTTCGCAGCCGGTCGCGAGCACCGCGGCAAGGCTTGCGTTGCCGGGATCCGTTTGAGGAATCTTCGTCGGGCTCTGGTAAAGCGCGTTGTACAGATCCGTCTGCAGGCGGTTGCGGAACCAGATCGCGTTGTAGACCGAGTCAGCAAAGATGCCGCTCGGAGTGACGCCGTACTGGATGATCGACGTGTCGTTGCTGTACGCGACGAAGACGTTGCAGTTCTTCGCCTTCAGCGTGTTTGCCTGCGTGGTTCCCAGTTGCTCGGCCGCAACGCTCGGCTCTTGCTTGAACATGAGCGTGATCGTCGTGTTGTTGCCGTCGAAGTTCACCGTCAGCAGGCGGCCGAGAAGCGACGAAATCGCGTACGGCGACGAGCTCGAATACTGCAGGAGCGTGTACTTCAGATTCAGCGTCTTCAGGCGGCTCGCGATGTCGGTCGTGACGGTCGAATCGAGCACCTGCGGGTTCTGCGTCGTGATCCCGTAGATGTGCGCTTGGTCGGCCTCGATCAGGTTCGCGACTGCGACGTGCTGGTCATCGGTGATCGAGGCATCGGCGAAGTCCAGGCCGAGGAACTGGTTGGCGAAACGATCGAGGAAGATCGCGACCGCGTCGACCGGCTGCTCCGGCGCAATGCCGTCCGCCGGCGTACCCGCGAGGGTGCTCGTCAACGCAAGCATTGCGGAGATGTCCGTGCCGCTGGCCGGTGCGATCGCGTAGCCGACCTTCGACGACGTACCGGTCGTGCTGGAGGTGACGACGAACTGCGAGCCGTTCCACACGATCGTCGCGCCGGTCAGTGCCGCGCCGATCACCGCCGCGACGCCGTTCAGGTTCGTCTGCGCCGAGAAGTCGAGGCCCGACACGGTCTTCGTCGTGCCGTCGACCGGAATCTTGAACGCGCCAGTCGTGACAGCCTTCCAGACGTTGATGTCCTGTTGAGCGGTCGACAGCACACCGCCGCGCAGCGAGCCCGACGTCGCCGTCTTCGCCCAGCGACCGATCATCAGTTGCTGCGGCTGCGGCACCTGGTTGAAATACAGCGCCGCGGCGAAGTACTCCGGCGTATTCGTGCCGTAATCGCCTGTCACCTCGGTGATGCCACCGTACGAGCGCGCTCGCTCGTTGGTGTCGATGACGGCCGACGGGCCGAGAATGAGCCCGGTGTTCATATTCGCGCCCCGCGCCGCGAGCGCTGCGAGGTTGATCGTCACATTGATCACGCGCGATACCGGCAATCCGTTGGACATGCTGGTCCCCTACGAGTTGAGGTTCGAAACGCCGGTCACGGGCGTCGACGAATCAGTCGTCGTCGCCACGGTGGCCGATTTGAGGTTGAGGACCGCATAGGTCCGGGTGATCTTGCGGCGCAGCGTCACAGCCATGTCGTAGCGCCGCACCCATTGCTGGTTGACCAGGTCAGGCACCGGGCGGATCGCGCCGACACCGACGAACGCCATGTCGAGCAGCTGGAGCTGCTCGCGGTTCTGCGGGATCGCGAGTCCGTCGGCGAGCCGCTGCGCGTAGCCTTTCGCGTGCGGCCCGTAGAACGTGCACTGGACGTCGATGTCCTGGTGCCGGATGTACGTGTCGTGGCCTTCCCCGGTGCCGTCGTGCTGGATCGCCGGCGCGGCGTCCGGCTCCTGCTCCTGCACGCCGAACGCGCACCAGTCGACGGACGGCTCGGGCTGCTTCGGGACGGTGGGCTGCCAACGCGGCCGCACGAGGTCGCCGGGCAGCGCCGTGACGCCCGCGATCAGGTCGTGGACCAGATCGTCGAGGGCATCGTCCTCGTCCGGCGGCGCATCGACGGCTGGCGCCAGGTATCCGCCGGTCGAGCTGTCGTTCATGAGGTTCCCGAGAGGGGTTTGATGTCGCACGTCGCGCAGACGAAACCGCGACCGAAGTGCGAGTAGTTGTTCATGTTGACGACGGTGTACGTGACGCCAGCCCAGATCACCTCGTCGGCGTCACCGCCGAGGGCGCCGTCGCGGAGCCGAAATGGCGTGTGCAGGGTGATCGAACCGATGATTCGGCTGCCGTCGGCGTTCCGGTGCAGGATGTCGCCCTTGTCGCTCGTCACGACGGCCGAGAACGGCGTCGCCGTGATGGTGTTGTGCGCGCGGCCGCGTTCGTCCGTCGTCTGCGTCATGCGGTTGCAGATCAGGCCGCTATCCATGAAATCCGGATCGAGCAGAACCTCGGTGACGTCGAGGAACGCCATGCGGAACTCCAATGCAAAAAGGCCGCGCGCGGCGGCCTTGTGGTCGGGGTGATGCCGTCTACGGACCGACGTATCGCGTCCGGAGATTTGCGATGGCTTCCTCGGGAGAACCACCTACCGCGAGCCATGCGAGAGATGGTGCAGTGTCACGCCAAAAGGCCTGCGCGTCCGGATCATCGGAGAAAGGCCCGTCGTCGTGGTCGAGTACGAACTGCAGCCGAGTGATCCCCGGCAGATACTCTTCGTCGCGATCCGCAATTGCCAGCCACACACCGCGGCTGTACGAGCCGAGGTAACGATCTTCGAGAAGCGCGAGTCTTGACAGGCGCATATCGAGGCCAGGTATCAAATCATGACGCGGCGGCTTGACGTCGGTCATCGCGCACTCCACTCAAATCCATTCACCTTTTACTACTTCTTGCGGACCACGTGCGTGATCGAGTTGCGGTACTGAGCGGTATCGACCAGCGTGTTCTCGCGCATGACGCCGCGGCGCCGGCGCGCCTCCAACGTCGAGTCAGCAAGCTTCGGCTGGATGTTGCTGTTGATCTTCGCGCGCACCGAGTTCTGCGCGAGGATGCCGGCGCGATTCAGGCGCTGCTCGACCTTCTCAAGGTCGCCGTCGAGCGCCGCTTCGACGCCCTTCTGCAGCTCCGGCTCGAACTTCGGCATCGCATCCTGCACACCAGGCACCAGGTGCGGGCGCGCCGGGATGTTATTCGCTGGCGAGCCGTTCTCCATGATGTAGCCGATCTCGGCGTTGCTGAGCGGCTCGCCCTTGTCCTTCCGGCCTGCGGTGCTGTCGGGCACGCCGACGAGCACCTCCTTCTGCACAAGCCCGCTGATCGACTTCAGGATCTCGTCGAGGCGGTCGAATGTCATGCCCATGGGGTCTCCCGATGGGCATCGACGGCGTTACAGCTGCATGCCGCCCGCGCCCATCATCTGTGCGAGGCTGAGATACCGGATACCGTACATCGTGGCGTTCCAGAACCCGCCGTCCTTGATCGCGACGGCCGCGGTGTCGTAGCTGGCGCTGACCTTGTCGACGGCCTTCGACGACTGCGGCCCGGTCACCTGCCCGGGCACGCCGCCGATCGCCGCCGTCTTCTGATCCTTGGCCGCCAGCGCGAGGTGGTGTGCGGTGACCAGCGCGACGCCCAGGTCAGTCAGTTCGCCCCAGCGCTCGGCGTTGACGAGCGAGACCGCCACGTTCAGCCAGAACTGCACGAGCGGGTCGGAATACGTCGTTGCGTCGAACTCGGGAAACGACTGTCTGAACTCGGATACGTCCACTGGTCACCTCATCGAATAGGCGGGTGCCCGGCGCACGCCAACGCGGCGCGCCGCCAGGAGGCCATTATGCCTTCTTCCCGCTTCCGGACTTCTGCGTCGCACCGTCGGTTGCGCCGTCCTTCGTGGTGGAGCTCGCGCCATCCTTCTGCGCAGCCTCGAATGCCGCGGCGCGCGCGGCGAGATCCTGCTCGCTTGCAGTCACGCCGGCTTCACGCAAATCGAGCGCGGCCGCGCGCTCGTCGAGCCCCTTGCCGGTCGCATCGAGTTCGACGCGCAACTTCTCCAGGCGATCCGACTCCGCCTGCAGCTCAGCCTTCGCCGTCGCGATCGCCGCGGACTCGGCGGCGCCTTGCGCCGCTGCATCGTCATCGGTCGCCTTCGCGTCCGGGACGTCGGCCGGCATCGGACCGATGTGCGCCTTCGCGTACCAGTGCTCGGCGATAAAGCCCTCGATATGCTGCACGCCGGCCCGGATGTGACGCACGATTTCCTGCCCTTCGTGCTCCAGGCGGATCGTGAATTCCTTCAGTACGTTGACCTGTTCCATATCAGATCCCGTCCCGGTAAGCCGCCGTGGTGCCGTAGCGCCACTCGACGCGACCGATACGCGACCAGTAGGTCGTGATCTGGAACAGCGAGCGGTACTCGAGCGGCGTGCGTTGCAGGTCCGTCATCGGGAATTGGACGTACTTCTTGTCGCTGTTGTACGCGACCATCCGGTCCACGGTGCCGAGCTGGCCCTGCGTGCCGCCGGCGCCCGCGCCGATCAGCCACTTCAGCTCGAGGATTTCCAGCGGCGTGCCCTGCTGCGTGCAGATGTTGTTCTCGAGCAGGTACGTCAGGATCGACTTGCTGCCAGCCGTGCTGATAAGGCGCGCTGCAATGCCGCCCAGCGTGGCCGGGGGCAGCATCAGGCGGTTCGGCTTCACTTTCCAGCCGGACGCTTGCCAGGCCGACGTCAGGATCTCGTTGACGTCCTTGAGAATTTCGTCGGGCGTCTTCGTGTTCCACTGCGGCGCGCCGCCAGCGCCATTGGCAACGTTCGAAACGCTGCCGACGGCGCCGGTCGAGTTGACCAGGCCGGTGAAGTTCATCTGCGGATCGCCGTAGTAGACGATCTGGTCGAGGTCCATGTTGCGCTTCATGTTCATCGCCTCGACCTTCTGCGAGTCGATGGGCATGCCGAGCGCTTGCGACTTGACCAGCTCGGGCACCGTGTACTTGACTTCGGCACCCCAGAGCAGCATCGGCTGCGCGGTCTTGCCGATGTCGACCGACGGGCCCGCGAGCGCATTGCCCTCGTTCGAGATCCAGTTCAGGCCGTTCGGGTTGATGCCGCCGCTCATCCCGAACGCCGAGTTCGTGAACGACGCAACTTCATCGGCCGCCGACACGTCGCCGCGGATGTAGATATCGCGCGACCAGGTGTACTCGACGAGCGGCTCGTTCAGCGTTTGGTCGAGGCGTTCGAGCTGACCGTTGAGGAATGCGCCCGTCGAGTCGATCGTCGCGCGATCGTAGGTGTATTGCTGGTCCTGCGTGCGCGCGCGGATCAGTCGGCGCGTCGCGTCCGCGACGGCCGCCGACATCGGGATTGAGGCCCCGGCCCGGCGCAGGTGCTTCAGTTCGGACATGTCCATGTAATGGCTCCAGAAATGCAAAAGCCCCGCGATTGCGGGGCTTCGGGTGAAGCGCTGTTCAGCGCCGGATCAGATGTTGACGGCGATTTCGACGATGCCGTATGCATCGGCCGGACCGGTGAAGTACCAGTTCGAGGGCATCGCGACGGTGTTCGTGCCGTCGGCAGCCGCTTCGAAGCCACCGAGCGGCTTGCCAGCGGCGGCCGCCGCAACGCGCACGTACACCGTGCCGTTCTTCGTGGCCGGTGCAGTACCGCCGAGGGCGACGTTCTCGTAGCCGCGCTTCAGGATGTCGGTCGGGCCGCTCGTCGGCGGCGTCGACGTGCCGAGCGGATCGTTGCCGTTACCCTGGATCGGATACGCGCGCAGGTTCACGCCGTAGACGAGCGCGGCGGTATCGGCCGCGTTGTTGATCGGCTGGATCTTACCGTTCACCATCTTCACGGGAACGCCGAACGCCGTCGGCGGGGCCGCCGGGTCGATCAGCTGCGTCTCGATCGTGGCGACTTCGGCACGCTGAAGATCGCCGGCGAAGCCCGCCGGCATGCGGAATTGATAGGCTTGATACGAGGGCATGTCGGCTCCTTACTTGCGGTTCTTCCAGAATTCCGCGTGGACTTCGTTGATGTCTTTCCGAGCGCCCTGAGCGGAGTCGCTCGTCCGCCGCTGCAGCACACCCGAGTTCTTGCCGCGCACCAGTTCGGAAGCGGCGTTGAAGAACGCCTGAACCGCGCTGCACGGCATGCCCGAAATGTCCGCGCCGCCGATCACGGTCTTGACCGCTTCGGCGTTCTCGTTGTCCATCGCGGCCCGCAGCGCGCGACGGCGCAGGACGCAGATCGCGTCGACCGTCTTCGTGCGCGCGACCTTCGCGTCGAACGTCGGCAGGCGGACGCCCGGGGCGAGGATCTCGGCGCGCGAGAGCGCGTCCTGGAACTCGTCGCGCAGCGCGGTGCTGTCGCCGGTCTTCGTCCCGCCCTGGCCGCCGTCGCCGCCGCCGGCGCCAGTGCCGTCGTCATCGGTCGTCCCGGTTCCGTCGTCATCGTCGCCCGTCGGCGTACCGCCGCCCTCGAGCTTCGTCACGCGCGCGGCGACGGCGTCGATCTTGCCGTCGACAGCCTTGATTGCGTCGAGCACCTTCGTCAGCGGATCGGCGGCACCGCCGGCGTCATCGTCACCGGTTGCGGCAACAGCGCCGGGTTTCGGGTCGCCGGCCGCACCGGGCACGTGAATGTGAATCTGGGGTTGGCCGTTGCCGGCTTCGTCCTCGCCTTCGTCGCCCGTCATCTCGTTCGCGACCTTCTCGAACGTGTCCGAGTCGCGCGTCATGAACGCCTTACGCAGCTTCTCGAGCAGCGTCGACTGCTTCTTGTTTGCCATGCTGGAATCTCCTGTCGGGAGTAGGTTGGAAGCGCTATCCCCGATGGAACACACGGGGCCACAGCGGGCGTTTTTCACGAGGGCGACGTGGTTGCCCACGATCACCACCTGTCGCGCCCGCCCAGGCGCAATCTGCTCGTAATCGGCGTCGTAGCCGTTGCTGACCTGATCGAGCGCGCCGGGCCCGTCGCTTTGCACGCGGCGGATCGCCTCGGCGTCGGTGATCAGCAGGTCGGCGAGCATCAGCTCGGACTGCGCGCCCTCACCGCGCCGCACGTTGCGCACGGTGCCCCGCGCGACCGCCATGTAGTTCGCCGGCGTCACGAAGTCCGGCGGATGGTCGATCGTGATCGGCTTGCCCTCGAAGCTGGCGAGCGTCTCGGGACTGAACAGCACGTCGGCGGTGCGCTCGGCGACGATCACGCCGTCCTTCGCCTCGAGTTCGGGCAGCTCGAAATACGCGTAGTCCTGTGAGCCGACGCGCGCGATCGGCACCTCCTCGCACAGCAGGAAGCCTTCGGGCGTCAGCGAGCGGCGCGTGCCGATCTTCTCGGCGGTGAACATGCCAGATGCGGTCACGCCGTCGCGGGTGTGCGCGCGAGCGCGCGGCGCGTGCGAACCGCAGGTGCACGCGTGGTCGATGGTGTAAATGCGCATGTCAGCCTTCGAGACTGGTTCGGATGCCGCGCGCGGCGACGCGGCGGATTCGCTCGTAATCGGGCTCGGCTTGCGTGAGCCGGCACCAGACGATCAGGGCCCGGATGTACAGCGGCAGCCACCAGGCGATGTGCACGCGGAACGTGAATTCGTGGGTCGTAGTGGTCAATTGCTACCCCAAACAATGCCCATCAGGCGATGGCGCCGCCCAGCTCGGACGTATATGCACCGCCCGACGATCTGCAGGTGCGCGAGATCGCCATGCCGCCTGTACGTCAGAAGCCCGGGAATTCGGAAAATGCGAGGGGTCATGTCAGTCCCTTGGGAAAACCACTTCCGGAAAGCACCGGCATCCGTAGATACAGCCAGCGTGAGCACGGCGCCCGGTGCGCCGATCAGCGATTGGCGGGTTGTCCCACGTGATGAATTGGCCCTCGAGGATGCGATGGTCCTCGCGGACATCGGAATCGCCCGAGGTGCGCCAGAAATACCCCGGGCTGCCGACATGCAGCGCGCGCGCCTCGGTGAGCGACGTCGCGGCGCGCGATACCTCGGTCCGCGCGATCAAGTCGGCGCGACTCTTCGCGACCTGGCCGGACTCCTGAATCGCCTTCGAGATCTGGGCCGCACGCGTGCTGTCGACCATCCCCTCGATGGTCAGCCGGTGCACGCGCTCAGCGGCCTTGAGCGGGATCGACTTGATCAGCGTCACCTGCTCGGCCATCAGCGCGCGCAGCGTCTCGCCGGTTGCCGCGTTCTGGATCTCGTCGCGCAGCGCGCGCGACATGTCGGCCGCCTGCTGCATCCACGCCTGCTCGTCGCGCCGATTCAGGTCCGCGAGCATCCGCGCGGCGGTCGCCTCGGCCCACGGCGCGAGGGCCTCGGCGTAGCGCCGCAGCAGCTCTTCGATCGTCGGCGCCCACTGCGGATCGCCCTGTGGGAAGCCGTTCACCAGCACGCCGACCTGCTCGGCGATCTTCCGTAGTTGGAGGCTGTACTGACGCTCGGGCCCGCTCAGGCGCACCGGGTTCTTGCGCCGGCCGCGCTTTCGGTCGAGGGTGAGCGTCATCGGCGTCGGAACAACCTGCGGAACAGTGAATCGTTCGTGCGCGCGCCAGCGGCCACCGCCGGCATGGCCGACAGGACCGTATCGATCGCCGGCGGCTCGTCGCCCTGCTCGTCACGCTCGGCCTGCTTGATCGCCTCGTCGGAGATGTCGCCGAACATGCCGGTATCGGGCGCCGACGCCTTCAGCTCGCGCATGCCCTGGCTGCGTGTGACCAGGTCGGCGTCGACCGCTTTCGTCACCGCGTCCACCGTCTTCGCGCCGATCTCCGATTTCTCGGACGCCGACATCTCCTGCAGCGGACGGAACTCGTATGCGAAATCCTCGGGCGGCGGCTGTCCGATCTCGGACCGGCACATGACGTCGAGCAGGCCGTGCAGCGGGTTGCGGAGCTTGCGCTCCTGCCGCGTGTGGACCTTCTCGTGGTACTGCTTCATCTCACCGTCGCCCGTCGAGCCGAGCCCGGCCGGCGACTGGCCGAAGAGGCGCGTAAGCGGGATGCCGGTCGCACCGCTCAACTGCATCGCGAACTGGAGCATCACGTCCGACAGCCCGCTGAACGTGTACTGGTGCGTCTCGAACTTGTCGGTCGCGTCGATGAGCGTGATCCCTTCGTTCGTCTGCCCGAACCGAATGTTCTCGACCTGCTTCAGCAGACCTTCGAGCGCCGGGCCGCCGACCGCGATGATCTCGCGCAGCTTCTCGACGCTGAGCGTACGGAGGTGCGCCTTGTAGACGAGCTGCCCGGCACCAACCGTCGCGCTGTCGAACGCGATGAGGCGGTCCCACATCGGCTCGAGGATCGACAGCCCCCAGCCGTTCTCGCTGATCCGCTGGTAGAACGGCAGCGCTTCCCCGTCCATGCGCAGCACGCGCGAATGGTGAATGCGCCCCTGCGGCAGCCCGATGGCCGACGGCAGCACGTCGTAGTACTTCGGCATGCCGAGGTCCGGGCCGAACTCGGTGACCACCTCGCCGACCGGCGGTGCGACCATCCAGCGGTCGAGCACCAACAACCCCTTGAACTGCCCGCGCCCGATCGTCTCGCGCCGAAGCGGCTGCGACATGTCCTGGCCGTCGATCAGCATCACCGCGATCGCGCCGCCGTACAGCTGGGCCCACTTCCCGGTGTCGCAGAGCTGATCCCAGATTGCCTTGCGCGTGAGCGCCGTCTCCAGCTTCGACACGTCGGTCGGATCGAGGCCGGACATCTCGATGCCCTTGCGCGTCATGTCCTCAGGGATCGCGTCTACCGCGGCGCGCACGATCCACGAACCACGATAGGCGGCCTCCAGCCAGACGCGGTTCCGGCTCTGGTACGACAGCGTGTACTGCGACGCCGACGCCTGGTTGTCTGCTCCCCAGCCGAGCCGTGCCTGGAAATTGGCGAACGAGTCTGCCGTGCGGATGCCTGCAGATGGGCCGAACGACGGACGAGTCGCTGGCGCGCCGCGCGCGCCACTTCGATTCTTTCGACTCATTCAGCCAACCTCTTCCAGATATCCAGCCCGCGCGCAGCGGGCTGATAGGCAATCATCACGGCGTCCGCCAGGTTCGGGGACTTCGTTCCATCGGGCGCTTTGTCGATCACAATCTTCCCCACGCCGTTGACCGTGAAGGTCGGCTGGCTCAACTCCATCGTCAGCGCGGTGCACTCGGGCAGGTCCGCGTCGATCGAGATGATGTCGTCGGGGTCGTAGGGCTTGCCCTCCACCACCGCGCGGTACGTCGCCTGGAAGCGCAGGCGTAGCGCCCACCACGACTGCGCTTTCAGGTTCGCGAAGTAGTCCTTGTTCTTCCGCTCCTTCACCATCTCGCCGTCCGGGTCGTAGACCGGCCCGGAGCCGCGAAACGACTCGTTGCGGATCCCGCGCTTGCCGGCGGCCGCGCGCTGCTCGTTCAGCACGCGCGCGTCGCCACGCACGCCGGCGCCGAGCCCATCCGCGTCGTAGTCGAACGCCTCGTAATCGCGCGAATCGCAGATCCCGAACGCGCGATCGACCGTGCCGAAGATGTCGCCTCCCACGCCAGACCACGATTCGAGGTAGTCCAGCAAGAAGCCATAGCGGCCGGCGAACGCGTTCTTGTCCTTGCCCTCGTCCGCGACGTCGAGGCCGCCGCGCCGCGTGCCACTCGGCTCGATGCCGAGCTTCACGTGTGCCCCGATCGCGGCCTGCACCCAGGCGGACGGGATCACGACGCCCTCGACGGACGCCGCGTAGTTGATGTCGATCTCCTGCGCAACGACGACCGGGTCCAGCTCAGCCACCTGCTTCGCGTACCAGGCGTCGTCCTTGCGCGGGTCGTCGCGCCAGTGGAACGTGAACACCTTGATCTTGCCGCTGTGCCGGCGCTGCGCGAACGAGTTGCCCATGCCGTTCGGCGTCGAGATGTCCTGCCGGCAGTTCGTCGTGGCAGACAGCGATGCGTCGACCAACTGCGGGCGCTCGAGGAACGCCGACTCGTCGACCACATAGAAGCTGGCGCGGTCGCCCCGCCCGATCCCGTCGCCCGACTCGCCGGTGATCACCGACCCCGTGTCCGGGAAGATGATGCGCATGTGCGGGGCGTGCGTGCCGATGTCCCACGAACCACGGAACTCGGCCGGCAGCAGCCGCAGGAACTCGCGCGCCTTCCAGAACAGGCTCTTGGGCGAGCCGATCTTGTCGACGTACTCTTCCTTGCGCGAGCCAAAGCCGGCCGCGACACCCTCGTGGAACAGGCACACCGTGTCAGCGAGGCCGACCGTCAGCCACGACATCCCCATGTCGCGCGTCTTCTCGGTGATGCCGGGCTCGCGCGCGCGCCAGCGCTCCATGAACCACGCGATCCAGTCTTCCTGCTTAGGGAACAGCAGGAACGGGATCGTGGCCGGCAGCCCGCGCTCAACGTTCCGCGGATCGAACGTCATGCCCCAGTCGATGATGAACTGGGCCGGGTTGTCGCGATAGAACGCCCGCAGCGCCGGCAGCACGCCCGGGTTCGCGCGGATGCGCTGTAGGCGCTCCGCTCGCCATTCGAACACCTGCACATAGTCCGGTGCGCGGAAGTCAAACGGGAACGGGATGGGCATGCTATGGCTTCATGAGCTCGGCGTAGATCTTGGCCGCCTCCATCGGATCGTTCGTCTGCGTCGAGATCGCCGTGATCGGGCCGCCTCCCTTGCCGGTGTGTTCGAGCCGATGACGGTTCGTGAACGCGTCGCCGGCCTCCTTCGCCGCCTGCTCAAGCAACTGCGCCATCAGCACCAGGTTGCCGCGCTCCTCGGCCTTGTCGACAGCCATCGCCAGCTTGCGCAGGCGGACCGCGCGGTGCGCGATGCCGATGCGCGACGTGTCGTTCAGGAACTCAGCGCGCGTGCGCTCGAATATCTCGCGGTACTTCTTGCTGAGCGTCTCGCCGGCGCGCTTCGTCGGGTCGTAGCGCTCGCACTGCTGCGACGACACCTCGACGCCGAACACCTCGCGCACGTCCTTCACGGTGCGCGCGATCGTGTCGAAGCACGCCAGCGACTGCACGATGAACACCTTGATCGGGTCGGGAAGTGCTGCCATAACGGGAAAACGGTCGGGTTATGCGGCCCGCAGGATGCAGGTGCCGCAGGCGCGCGCGATGTCGGCGTGGCCGACCTCCGGCGCGCGGCGGGCGGCATCGACGAGCTTCGCCGTGTCGCCGGCCCCGCCGCCAACGCCGTACCGCCGGACGATGCCGACGAACTCCTCGACGTCGTGCCCGCGGATGCCGAGCTTCGGCAGGCCGCCCTTGGTGAATGCCGGCGCGCCGAACTCGTCGAGGCGCTGACCGATGTGATACAGCTCGTGCTCGACGAGCGCGCACCACTGCAGGTCGTTGCACTCGCGCGCGTAGTGCGCATCGAACGTGATCAGGAAGGCCGGCACGCGGCCGAACCACTCGCAGAGCTGCTGCTCCTGCCGCGCGCGCTGCCAGCCGCCGGCGCGGATCATCACCTCCTCGCACTGGCCGACGACGCGGCGCATCTGGCGGACGTTCTCGGCGGCCGCCCAGAGGTAGGCGACATCGGCGTCGACCAGGTGTGCGTGATCGGGGTTGTGCAGCGGCGCGCCCTCGCGCAGAAGCGTTTCATTCACCCACTCGGAAACGCCGTCGGCCGGCACGATGCGCCGGATCCAATTCGAATCGCCGAATAGATGGTCTGGCGGGGCCGGTCGAGCGGCGACAACGGCAATGACGTGCTTCGAAGACTTCGACATAGGGACCTTCGGCTGCCCCCGTGCGGTTCTGCGTCGAATCGAGAATTCCTCGGCGCGGCAGCAGCGTGACGTGGCTCGTCGATACGCAGTAGGATGCACGTTCCACTAGAACGGGGTCGAAAATGACAGACGACGTCAACAAGAGCTACTACGAAATGCTGCAATCGCTCGACGAAAATTCCAGGAGTCTCGGCTTCAAGGAAAGCAACATGATCATTCGAGCCATCCAGATTCAAACGCGAATTTTGGATAACACGCAGCGTACGACTCAGCTAGAAATCACCCAAAGTCTCCGAGACATTCAGACCCAGATCTCTGAACTGCACCAAATGCTTCAGGAACGCAGCTCGGGGCAGTAAGCGAAGAAGCCCGCTGGCGTTCGCTCAGCGGGCTCAACATGTCTGGTGCCAGCAGGGCGGCGGAAACCCGTCTGCACCTTTCGGCGCGCTGGCTGATCACCTCGCTGCGTCTTTCCCGCCGGCGCAGCTAAGGCCGGGCCGAGTATAGCGCGGCGCGAAGGCAACAAAAAAGCCCGCTTTCGCGGGCTTCGTTGCTTCGGACGCACGTATGACGTGTATCGAATATGGCGGATTATTGTGCATGCTCCGCAAAAAAGTCAAGCAGCTTCGCTCGACCTCAACAATCCGATCTCGTCGAAGCGCCGTTCGATCACGGACCAAGCCAGCCCTTCGACACCCCTCTCGCCCGTCTTCTTGTCGCCTTCGATCCAGAGCCGGACCGCCTTGTTGTGATTGCTCGCGGTGTTACGGTGCGCGTCGCAGTCCTCGGCAATCTGCGACAGGTCGCACTTCACCCCGAACAGCCGCTCGATGATCGCCCGCCGCACGCGGAAGTGCGAGAAGCCCGAGCAGTAGGCCGCGGACGCCTGCGTCAGCCAGCCGATCGCCGCCTGCCATTCGAGGTTCGGCGTCCGGCCGCTGCAGCAAGCGGCGCCGCATGAGCACGGCAGATCGTGCGGCGCTGCGCGCGCGACAACCACGGACAGGTGCAGTTCGGGCAACTCCCAGAGGTGACGGCGGATCTGACCGGCCTGCCCGGCGCCGTCCACTCCGACCAGGCCCATGCCCGTGCCGACCGACTCGCCGCGCAGCCGCTTCGCCAGCATCGTCTCGCCGTACTGCTGCGACGAGTAGCAGAGCGCGAACCGCACGGCGTCGAACGCCGATTTGAATTCGACGACGTCGCTCATCGTGCACCTCGCGTCGTCATCGCCAGCGCCTGGCGCGTGTTGAGCTCGGCCATATAGCCCGACAGGTTGCTGGTGAAGTCCGGCCGAATCCGCGTGTCGACATGCGTCCCGGGTGAGCGGCTGGTGCCCGCAAGCGAGTACATCCGGCCGCGGCTCTCGGAATGGGAATCGAGCCGCGCGAGCGCGACATCGAGCGCGAGCAACTGGCGCACCGACGAAACCGGATGCTTCAGGCGACGGGCGAGGTCGTGCGCCGAGTACCGGACGCCGGGCTTCATGGCCGCGATGATCGCGTTGATGGTGAGTTTTCCGTTTGCTTTCAAGGCCCCGCTCCTTATGCTGACTTCAGATTCAATTCGATCGCCTCGATGCGCACGCCGGGCACGCGCGCGTAGCGCTTCGAGATCCAGAGGTCGACGACCTGACCGTCGTCGGCGTAGACAACCCCGTTCATGCCGTCCTTCAACGCCTTGACAACGTTGTCCGCGTCCGGCTTCTTGGTCGCGCCGATCTCGCCGGCGGCGGCCGCAACCTGGCGCTTCGCCGACCAGCTCGCCGGGATCGGAAGGCCGATGTTCACGATCAGGCGCACCGGGCCCTCGTACGGCTGCGCATCGCGCATCGCCGCGCGGGCGGCCATCTTCACGAGGTTCTCGTAGCACTCGGTCTCCTCGGGCGTGTACGTGTGGACTTTCTTGCCCCGGCGCGCGAAGCGCGGCCGGCCCTTCGCGACCGGCTTGCCGGGCACGACGAACTCGACGCGGCGCGCAACCGGCGATGCCGCGATGAGGGATTGCTGTGTCATGCCCACCACCCTTGTCCGTGCCCGGGGCGAACCGACGCCTGCCGGCGCAGGTCTGCGGCCGCGCGCGGGCTCATGTAGAGCGTGTGACCGCCAACGATGTACGACACATCGGCCGTGCCGAAGAATTCGCGCATCCACTGGTTCAGGTCGCTCACGAACTCCTCGGGCATCAGCTCGGCGAATCGCGGCGAGCACGTCATACGCGGAACGTCAGCGCAGAGCGGCGACTCGACCACCTCCATTCCCATCACTCTCATCGCCCTTCCCCCAGCAGTGCGCCAGCCGCGACCGGGCCGGCGCTGTTGCGAAACGCGCGGTTGTGCTCGTCCCACCACGGGCCGTCGCCCGCGGCGCGGAACACGCGCAGCTTGAATTCGAATGCGTGCTCGTCGGGGCCCTGCTCGTGGCCGAGCTGGCGCCCTTGCTCAACGATGCCGGCCCACGATCGCCACCAGTCGCCGCCCGTGCGCGGCGCACCGCCTGCGTTCGCGGAGCGCGCGGCAATGGCGTCGTCGAGCACCGTGTCGATGAGGCCGACGTTGATCGGCTGGGTCGAGTTGTCCTTCGCGCGCCGCCGTCGCGCAGCGGCGACAGCGCTCAGCACGTCGTCTTGCGTCGCACCGCGCAGCGGCCACGCGGCGATTCGCTCGTCGCTGGCAGCCACGCTGACGCCCTCCTTGCGCAGGATCTCGACGAAAGCGGCGGCGGCATTGGGTTGGTCGTCCGCAGGCGCGTCGTCCTGCTGCTGTGCTGTGCCGCCGCCGCTTGTATTTATATTTCCCTGTCCCTCTCCCTGTCCCTTGGATGATGTTTCCCCGGGGACGTCGTGAGGGACACTGCCTGTTTGTCCCGGGGGACGTTTATTTCCTGTCCCAGGGGACAATTTGCGTTTGTCCCTCGGGACAGGATCGCGATAGTCCGGAGACAAAAACTCCTCGAACGTGGGAAATTCGATTTCGGTGTGATGGCGCTGGTTGTGCTTCTTGATACGCGCGCACTCGGTCTTGTAGCGCTGCTCATGCTTCGCGGCCCATGCGTCGCGCGCCTTCTCGGCGACGACAGGGTGATACAGACGACCGTCGGAGCACTTCACCCAGCCGCGCAGCGCACCGACACGCACCTTCCGCCATTCGGCGACGACGCGGCCGTAACCAGCCAGTTGCGCGAGAACGCGATCGTCGTCCGGCAGCGATGCAGCCGGCACCTGATGCCATGCCGCGCACCAGAGCAGCACGGCCGCGCGGAACTCGTCGGCCGTCGACAGTGCGGCGATGTCGCTGTCGCGCAGCCGCACGACGTCGAGCGGCATGAACGCGAAGTCGCGCAGATCGCAGTCCACGGCGGTGAGGGGATTCGGGAGGTCACAACTCATTTCGAGCCCGCAACCGAGGGGACAATGCGGTACGATCGCCGCTCCACTAAACGGGAGACCACCCAATGAGAGAACTCACGGAAAATGAACTGGCCAAGCTGGCCGAAATCAGGCATCGCGCTCACAAAACTCACCGCACCTTGGATAAGGCGATGACCTTGGTTTCGCAGAAAGGCGGTTGGAACAAAGAAGCCGTCCAGGTCTATGAACGCGCCTATGTCGCCCACCAAAGTGCCCTTGAGGAATTCAAGACGCTGGTGGGGCACGAAATGATCGGGCCGCAAGATTAAGCACGCAGTCATGCTGCCTCCCAAAGTTGCTTTTGGCCACGCAGCAGTTGGGCGGTATCGACGCGCGGCCTGCTCGGCGTGTTCCAGTTGCCGCCGCCGCGCGCGCCGACGAGACGCCATCCAGCGCCACGCAAGCTCGCGCCGCCCTCTGCGGGTAGCGTGTAGGTAATGAGGCGCACGTAGCCAAGCGCACGGGTGGCGCGCCACGCCGCGCCGTACAGCGCCGAGCAGGCGTTGCGCGTGCCGTCGGTGCAGCACCGCGTGACCTCGAGCGTCAGGCCGTCGTCGTTTCCGCGCGCCACCGGGCGGCCGACGATCGCGACGCCGCAGACCTGAGGTTCCTGCGCGGCGATGGAGTCGAGCGACAGCGGATCGACGACCGCGATGCTGAACTTGTGCCCTGCGACGGGCCGGTGATGTCGATGGTGAGTGGCGACGTAGGCGTTCGCTTCCTCGAGCGAGATTGGGGCAATGACCAGGCTCATTAAATCAACCTCCCCTGCGATCGCTCTTGATCGAGAGCTGCAGCGCATGCGGGATTCACCCAGACGACTTCCGTACGCGCGCGGCCCCCATCGGCCTGGTGCCGGCGCTCGAAGCGCTCCCAATCCGCATATAGCTCGTCGTCGTACAAAGCGCTGGGATAGCCCGACAGCACGACCATGCCGCGGGCGGCGCGGAGTACTGCCGCGAGCGCGCGATGATCGTCGTCGGTCATTTCGTGACGGTAGCCATGCGTGCCCGAGCTGCGGCCAGCAAGCGACGAGCGCGTGCTGTGCGCGTACGGCGGGTCCACATAGAACAGCGTCGATTCGCCGTCGAGCCGCGCGATTACCTCGAGCGCGTTGCGGTTCTCGACGACTACGCCCTGCAAGCGTCGCGCGAAAGCCGGGATCGCCTCGGGCCATGTCGCCCACTCATATGCCGGCAGCACGCGACCGTCGGTCAGCTTGGAGCGGAATCCCGTGCGGCAGCTGCGCGTCGCACTGTCGCTGCCATGGCCCATGAACGACCGCACGATCAGCTTATGCGCGGCGTCCATCTCATCGGTGGCCGGCTCGTATGACCAGTCGAACTCCTCGCGCGCGAACGGCGTCAGCGCGCAGCGGCGCTGCAGCTCGAGCGCGCGGTCGACATCGCGAAGGATTCGGAAAACGTTGACGACGCTGCCGTCGAGGTCGTTGTAGCACTCGGCGCCGACCCGATCCTTCAGCAGCAGGACGGATCCCGCGCCGCCGAACGGCTCGACATAGCAGGAGTGCGCCGGGAAGAAGGACATGATCCACGGTGCGAGCCGGAATTTGCCGCCGTGGTACCGCAGCACGGGACGTGTGACGCCGGTCATTCGAATTCTCCCTCGGCGAACAGGCGGGGCTGGACTGCGCCGTTGGCATAGACCACGTCAAGCACGACGTCCCCGGTCGGTTCATCGCCATCCCAGCCTTGCGGCCAGGTCTGCGCCGCGATCAGCTCGCGGATCCGCGCTTCTTCCTCGGCATCAATCAGGTCGATCAGCGGTCGCCCAGTTGCGCTCGCGACACGATTGCATGCCCCCTGGATCGACAGGATCCGGTCCAGCGCCATCAGCCGCGCTTCGAACGTGAGCGGCCCGAGGCGCTGCGGATTCTTCGCGACGCCGCCGCCCTTCAGCTTCTCGAGCCCCGGCTTGCGCAGGCGGTACTGCGGCTCGCGCAGCTCACGCCAAAGCGGCTTGATGCCGCGCAGCGGCGCGAGATAGGCCCATTGCGGCGTCGCGAGAACTGTCTCGAGCGCCTTCTCTTCCTGGGCCAGCGCGCACCCGATGCATCCGGTTCGGGCGTTGATTTCCTCGGCCTCGTCGCCGCCGTATGCGTCGGCGATCGCCATCGTCGACCAGTCGCCGAACTGCTCCTGCGGTGCCCAGTGACGCAGCCATTCCCACACGTGGCACACGCGCCAATGCAGAAGCGGCGCCAGCGTCGCGATACGGCCGTGCAGGCCGCGCGCGTTCGGGAGCACCTGCTGGTACCAGCCCTGCCCGCACTCGGCGCCGTCCTTGCCGCAGCTCATCTCGATCCGGCGGTCGCGAATCGCGCTCTCGCCCTGGCGCACGCCGGTGATCATCAGGATCGTGCCGTCGACGCCGTCGAGTCGCTGGCGAATCGCCTCCTCCATCGGATCGATCTTGATCTGGCGCGTGCACCAGCGCAGTGTGTTGTTGTTGGGCGGCGGCACGCCGCGGCCGAGGATGTAGACCATGAACCGCTTGTCAAGCGGCGCACGCACCACCTCGACGCAGATGCCGCGCTCGCGCAGCTCGTCCATGATGTGCAGCGCTGAGATCGCGAGCGGCGGCAGTTCTTGCCGGGTGTCCGCGTAGAACACCGTCAGCGTCTTCGGCGCGGAGATCTTGCCGCTGTCGATCAGCCAGCAGATCATCGTAAGCGTCGCCGTGCTGTCCTTGCCACCGGACCATGCAATGCCCCAGTGCTCGTGCTCCGGCCCGTAGGCCTGCATTGACTGGATCGTCAGCTCGATCGATTCGGTCATCTGCAGGCGCTGCGCGCCGGCCGCCAGAAAGTCGAGTTGTTGGGCGTTCATGCCGCCTCCCGCGCGAGATCCACCGGCGTGCCGCCGCTGCGCTCCCAGTCGTAGAAACCGAACGGACGCGCATAGTCGTTCGCCGCCGCCCAGCCGCAGCCCCACGGGCGCGCGAACCGCGCGAGCGCGCCGCGAGTGAACGGGTTTTCGTGCAAGGGTGTGCCGGCGCGTGCCGCGCGCCAGCCCGCGCGGAGCGCCGCGCGTTCGAACAGGGTCAGCACTCGCAGCCCTCCGTTATGTCGTCGATCGGCGCCGCCTCGGGCCGCACGCGCTCGAGCATCCAAAGCTGGTCCGGATGGAACGCGAGATAGTCCTGCGGGGGATCGCGGAAGATGAAAAGGTGCTTCTGCTCGACGACGCCGAGGTACAGCATGGGGCGGCCGAGTTTGCGGATGAAAGGCTTGCCGATGTCGCGCTGGCTGAGTGTCAACGTCATGCAGCCGCCTGACGCTGACCGAACGCCTGTTGCACGAACTCGCCGATCGCCTGCTGGCTGAGACGGCGGTATTCCTCGATCGCCTTGCGCTCCTCGATCGCGAGCCACTGCCGCGGGTAGTCGCAGCCCGTAAACATGCAGAACAGGTGGAGCTTCGTGGCCGGGAACGGCCGGCGTCCGGCGACCAGGTCGGCGAAGTGCGGATAGTGGATGCCGCAGTTCCGCGCGAGCGTCTTGCGGTCGAATCGGCGCAGGCCCAGCTCGAGCGCCCGCTCGAGACACGCCTCGAACGTCATCGCTTCGATGTCCGGCTCCGGCAGCGTTGCGGCCTGTACCCACGGCGCGAACATCCTGAATTCGGTCTGGTTCATTCGAAAATTCAATCGTTACCCAGTTGAATACCCACTTGCTTACCCAGTTGGGTCGAGCTCGAAATAAAGGCCAGGACAACACCTGGCCGATCTTCAAAAGATGCGAACCTTCTCTACTTCCTTTCCGTCGATCGTCCCTTCGTCGGCTCGATCAGTTCGGGCCAGACACGCGCGATCACCTGGGCGGAGAACATCTCGAGCCTCGTGACTTGACCGCCCGTCTCACGCTCGATCGGCAGCCCGAATGGGATCGGAACTGGGCGTTCGCCACTTGCCCAGCGGCTAACGTCCGAAGCGTGAGCGTCAATTGCGCGACTGAGAGCCACAAGTCGGCCACGCTCTGCGGAGAGGTAGGTTTTCAGGTCCATGCCAAACTTTAGCGAAACGCGAAAGGAATGTCTATAGCGTTTCGCGCATATACGTCTTTAGCGTTTTGCTATTGAATGCCAGACATGAAGGACATTGACGAAATCCGTCGAGACAATCTCCGGATCATCGAAACAGAGTGTGGCGGCCCAGCGGCCGCAGCTGCGGCATGCGGCATGTCTCACTCCCAGTTCACCAACCTGCGGGATGGCGCCAAGGATTCGAAGACTGGTAGGCCGCGCGGAATGCGCGTTGCAACGGCGCGAAAGATTGAGGAACGCGTCGGAAAGCCGGTAGGCTGGCTTGATACAGACCACTCGATCGCGGCTTCGATGACCCCATCGTCGGAGGCGCCCGCCGGATGGGATCAGCTGAATCCTGCTCAGCGCGCGCAGGTGGAATCCTTCATCGGCTGGATCCTCACGCAATCATCCACGCACGCGGACGACGCATCGTCAGCAAAGAAGCGATTCGGAAAAGGCGGTTGAAGCCGCCGGCCTCTCGGCCAGCCTGGGCTCTAGACACGGGTCCGGAAACAACCAATCGCGAGTCAGAACCAGCCCTGTCCCGTCGTCGGCCATACCCAGCACGGGATCGCCGACGAGAATGCACTCCCATCGACCGTCGCCATACAACTGCGCGACCGTCACGATCCTACCTACCAGGGCACTGTTTGCCGAGCGAACAACCCTCGCCACATCCCCCGGCTTGCACCGCAGTTCGCCCGCATTTGTCTCTCGATCCATTCCTGCCCTCACTCTTCTTCGCCGCAAATACTGTATGCATGTACAGTAGTTTAATCGCAGATTTGGGACGCTTTCAACTGGTGTCAGCAGGCGCTTAACGACGCTGAACGATCCCCACCTTGCGTCGCGCATGGCAGCCGGGCGGCCGACCTTTCGCGATACGCCCGATCGACTGTTACAAATTTCCCTCTAATTTTCGCGTTTCGCTATAGACACGTGTTTCGCGTTTCGCTAAAGTTCACCTCAACGCAGCACACAACGCGCTGCGCCACCGCGAAGGCGGATCGCTCTTTAACAACCGAAGGTAAGCCGGGACCGCGCAAGCGGAGCAACCGGCCGGCGCGATCTGCGTCGTGAGTCAGGACGGACGCTGCGGAAGACCGCGGCGGTATGCAAGACCCGAGTGAGCCTGATGCAAGACAGCCAGCAACACGTGTCCGATGGCGTAGTAATCGGCACAAAACCTCGCGCGGCCCGGAGCCGGCACGGCCGGGAGTGGCCGGGCGCGCGAGTGACAGCAGTTTCATGGAGCCGGAATGTGCAGGCTGATGCGCGACCAGCATCGTGCTGGAGTCCCAAAGCCGGAGATCAGCACCGGCCCGGCTCCATGAGCCTGCTTCGAATTGCACCCGGGTAGATGGGCAACAAACCCCATCGGTGCGTGCGACTCGCTGGTGGACGAGTGATAAAGACGTCACCTCCGCGCCCCTCAAAGACTGGGCTTGGCAAGCTGCGGATGGGGCCCAAGGACGGTCTGTGCCAACAGACGCCGGACTACGTAACCGGCATCTCGAGCAGTCTTGACCGGCGGCGGTTCGAACCATCGAGGCGTCGCCGGTGAGGGCTGCATCGCAGATGCAGTTTCGCTGTTCAAGACATCAATTCTGTTAGCACACCTACTTTATAGGGAGGGTGCCATGCACTTGCCCCACATCAATCAAAGCAACGTCCGCGCACTGCCGGCGCGCGTCGACCGGCGCGCCGACCAGCTGCAGGCCGCGGCCGACGATGCCGCGCTGGCGCGCGACGAGCGTAACGAAGCGATCGCCGAAGGCGTCACGTTCGACGTGCTGCCGTTTTCGACCGAGCAGATCGCTGTGCTCGACGCCGCGCTGCGCCGCGGCCGAATCGAGGATATGTACGAGGTCTGGAACATCTGCAAGGACGCACTCGCCGAGGAAATCAAGCAGCGCATCGCCGACGCCGATCTCGCCGCCGCTGGCCTGCGCTTCCCGCGAACGTACTGCTCGCAATGCGGCCAGTGCTTCGGGCCGGGCAATGAAGGCTTCAGCCTATGCCGAGACCATATCGCACGCCGTCCGCGCGCCGACTGACCGACATCGCCCACCACGGCGGGCAATCACACCACTACATCAGCCAGGGGAGGCAGAAATGAATCGCAGACCGAATCCGCAGAAGGCCGTTGACGATTGGAACGCCCGTGTGCGGGTGGGTGCCACTGTCGAGTATTCCGAGGTGCGCGGCGATCCGCCGAAGACTTTCACGACCCGCACCGCAGCCGAAGTCCTGAGCGGTCACACCGCAGTCGTTTGGCTGAACGGCAAGAGCGGCTGTGTGGCGATCAGCCATTGCACTCCCGTCTGATCTAAGGTGGGCAATCACACCACACGCAGGGGGACGAGATGAGCTGCGGATACCAAGGATCGCACTTCGGCGCTCACTACGAAGACGGCTGCTGCATCGACGGCTATCTGTGGGATCTGGATAGCTGCGATGAGCCGGGCGGTCCGCTCCACAACGGTGGCGACGAGCCATGCCCGTGCTGCAACACGCGCGAATACGTGCTCGGTTGCGACGATCTGCACCTGACCGGCAACGCAAAGCAGCGACGCACGCAGGTTCGCGCTGCCATCCGTCGCGTCCGCTCGTGGGCCGCTGTTTGAGCGACCACTCCCGATGCGGCGAGCACCAGGTCGACCCGGAGGAAGAGCCGTTCATGTCCGGGTGATCTGCGCGTGAGGCGCGCACTGACGAGACCGGAATTTCATCGAACAAAAACTCCGAGGGACCACATGGGACAGACCAAGCACACGGCGGGACAGGCATGGCTGCGACGCGCAATCGAGCTTGCGGCCACCCGGGCGACAGCCAGCTTCGAATACGGCGAGCTGGGCTCCAATTGCACGGCGACCGAGTCGGCGGACGCCTACGCGCGCACCCTCGCCGCCGATCTCGAGCTCGAAGCGCATCTTCGCGTCGCATCCGAAGCCTTCGACGCCCTCCACCTCGTTGCCTCGAAAACCGTGCTCACGTCGGGGATCCGCGCGATCGTCGACGCCGCACTCGCGAAGGCCGGCGACCGCGCGCCGGACCCGGTACGGCACATCACCATCGCGGGAGCGGATCGATGAGCGTGCGGAAACCACTGCAGGGCCCCTTCGATGGCGACGAACGCGTGTTGACCGAAGAGGCCCAGGCCGATCGTGACGTATTCGACGCCGACTACCGCGATCGCGGCTGCTCGTGCTTCATCAGCCCGCCGTGCAGCTTCTGCACTCACCCGGGAAATCCACACAACCAGGACGAGGACGAGTCCTGCTGGAAGGAGGCCTGATATGTCATCCCTCAAATCCCCCGCCCAGTGCGGCGATCTCGCCGAGAAGCTGGTCGCCGATTACGTGCGTGACTGCGGCGCATACGGCAACCCGCAGGCACTTGCAAACGTGATCGAGATGTTGATCAGCAAAGCGACGCTCGGTATCGCCATGGTCGGCAGCGAGACGATCGCTCAGCAGATCCTCGACCGGACGAAGCACAACGTCGCGACGTACGCCGACCGAAACCTGCGGAGGGGTCCTTGATGCGCACCCTCTCCCTCCACCGGCCGGCGGCCGACAACGCACTGCTGCGCGCCGCCGCGCGCGGCCCGCGCGTGCGATACGTGATCGAGGGTGCCGTCTGGGCTATGGCCTTCGGCGCCGCGGTCGGCGCGCTCTGGTTCAGCGTCGACCTGGCCGGCCCGTATCTCCGGAGCCTCGGATGAGCGACTTCTACGTCATCGCGGTCTACCACACGATCCGCGACCACCTGTACATCACGCTTTGGCGCCCGGATGACTGTGGCTACACGCCCGTATTGCCGCGCGCCGGAAAGTATACGCAGCAGCAGATCGAATCGCACCTCGGCTACTACAACACCGGCGACCACATCGCGGTACCGGTGAACGCGGTCGACCAACTGGCGACGTCGATCCCGGCCGGGTTCTTCGACTACGCCGGTGATGGCGTACCGAACACGAAGGCAAGTTGGGACGCGATCCGCGCTGCGGTGACGTATCCGACCGAATGGCCGATCAAGCCTGAATGGTATGGCAAGCGACGCAGGAGAACGCGATGACGCCCTTTGACTATCTCGGCGCACTGCTCGACCGGATCCACGAATGGAATCCCATAGCCGGATACCTTGCCGCGCTTGCGATCGCCGCAGTGTGCACGCTCGTGCTGGCGCGCCTGAATGCCGACGGCTCGGCCGTCGCCCCAATCGTCGCGAGGTCTGCATGAGCCGCTTCACCGATCACGCCGACCGCTTCGAGCGCCAGCACCCGCGCGCCGCACGCGCGCTCGTCGTCGCGATCCTCGTTGCGGTCGCGCTACTCGCCGTCGCCGTCGACAGTATCGCCAAGCACCAGGGAATTCTGTAGATCCTCCCTCCCATGCCGCCCCGCATCCAGCGAGGGCGCAGCCTCCGTCGCACATATCGAACCCCGGCGGCGCTGCCGCGCGACGCGCTCGCACGCCGCCAGCGTGCATCCCCCATCGTCGTCCTAGGAGCACCACGAGATGAAAACCATCGACACGCAACCCGTCGAGTCGTCGCAGATCCACAGCATCGGCTACGACGCCGAATCGGAGACGCTCGCGATCCGCTTCAAGGGCCGCGCCGGCGAGCCGACATCGCTGTACCACTACTCGCACTTCACCCAGGCGAACTTCGATGCGCTGAAAACGGCCGACTCGATCGGCTCGCATTTCTACAAGCACATCAAGCCTCTCCCGGAGCGCTTCCCGTACGAGTGCATCGAGAAGATGCCGGCGGCCGGGCAGCGCGCCGAGCCCACCCAAGCAGGCGAGGCATGAGCGATTCCGTCTATACCGTCCGCGCGTCCAGCTGGGGCGCGCTTTTCGAGTGTGCGTACCGGTGGGAGGCGATCCACCTCCTGAAGATGCTCAACGTTGTCGGCCTGCGCGCGGTGCTCGGCACCGCGATCCACGCCGGCACGGCCGCCTACGACCAGAGCGTGCTCGACGGCTCGGGCCTGACGGTCGACGACGCGGCCGGCGCGTTCATCGACAAGCTGCACGACCCGTCGAACGAGTACAACCCGGCGAGCGACGATCTCAGCCTGAAGGAGGCCGAGCGGATCGGCATCTCGCTCACGACGAAGTACTGCCTCGAAATCGCACCGCGCTACGACTTCATCGCGGTCGAGATGGAGACGAAGCCGCTCGACATCGACTGCGGCAGCGGGATTGTCATCCGGCTGACAGGCACGATGGACCGCGCGCGCGTGCGGCGCGCCGCGCTGGGCCCCGGCATCGCGGACCTGAAGAGCGGTTCGAAAGCCGTCGCCAACGGCGTCGCTGTCACGAAGGGCCACGGCCCGCAAATCGGCACCTACGAGATGCTCTACGAGCACACGACGGGCGAGCTGATCACGGATCGCGCCGAGATCATCGGCCTGAAAACGAAGGGCACACCCGAGGTCGCTACCGCGCCGATCGCGAACGCGAAGCGCGTGATGCTCGGCACCGAGGAAACGCCCGGGCTGATCCAGTTCGCCGCGGACATGTTCCGGTCCGGCCGCTTTTACCCCAATCCGAAATCACTGCTGTGCGACCGCAAATACTGCCCGCGCTACGGCACCTGCCAATTCCACGAATGACGAGGGTCTCCCCTATGAACGCACCCGTTTCCCTGCAAAACGTGAAGGCCGCCGGCGGCGCTGTCTCCACGATGCCCGACCAGGCGGTCGACATGTTCACCGAGCGCGGCTTCATGCTCGCAAACCGCATCGCCAAGGCGTACGCGAGCAGCGACGCCGTGCCCGCGCAATTCCGTTCGCACAACCTGAAGAAGGTCAACGGCGAGGAGATCTGGGTCGAAAACACTTCCGCGATCGGCAACTGCCTTGTCGCGATCGAGGTCGCGCGCGCCGTGCGCATGTCGATCACTGCCGTGATGCAAAACGCCGACCCGATCGAGGGCAAGCTGCGCTGGTCCGGCAAGTTCGTAATCGCGGCGATCAACGCGTCTGGGCGCTTCACGCCGCTGCGCTTCCAGATGATCAACCGCGGCCGGATCAAGGCCAACTACAAAGAAAAGACTGGCTGGAACAATCAAACCCGGAAACCCATTTTCGAAGATCGTCAGGTCGAAGTCGACGATATCGAGTGCATCGCCTGGGCGCTCCCGAAGGGCACACCCGAACCGAGGTTCGCATCTGATGAAGTGCGCAAGTACGCAGGCCGCATGCTCGACCTCTATCGCGATATCGGCATGCCGGTGATCGAATCAGCACCCGTCAGCATGCAGATGGTCGTCGAGGAAGGCTGGTTCGGGAAGTCGGGCTCGAAGTGGCAAACCGGTCTGCGAACGCTGATGTTCCAGTACCGCGCAGGCAGCTTCTTCGGGAACATCCACGCACCGGACATCGTCATGGGCATGGGCCGCACGTCCGAGGAAGAAGCCGACATCGTCGACGTCAACTTCGACGGATCATATTCCATCAACCGCACGACTCTCGACGAGCTGCGCGAGCGCGCGCCGGCCGTGGAAGAAGTGCCGCGCACCGCCGCGCCGGCCAGTGGCGCAACCGCTACGGAGCCGGCGACCGGCGCCGTGCCGCCGGAACGCGAAGAAGCCGGCGCGCCGCCGGCCACCGACGACCAACAAGGCGGCTTCGACTTCGACGTCAGCGGCCTGGTGCGCGGCATTCGCGAGGACATCGAGTCCGCCAAGACGCCCGAGGATCTCGACCTGGCGCGCAGCGCGATCGCCGGCGTGCCGGACGAAACCGCCAAGGCCGAGCTGAACGCCCACGCCTCGGCGCGCATGCGCACGATCACCGCTGACGCTGAAAAGGCGGCCAGCGGCGCGCCGGCAGCCCAGACGACTGCGCCGGCTGGCCGCCGCACCCGCGCGCCGATCAGCGCCGACTAACCCACCCGCATCGCCTCCAAGGATCCCGACATGACCGACAAGAACGTCCTCCAGATGACTGCCGAGACCATCGGCAAAGACCTGCTCTCCGCGCTCGTCACCGAGATCAAGCTTCTGCCCGATCTCTGGGTGAAGCTGTCGGAGAACAAGCAGAACGACGTCATCGACCGGTTGCGTGCGCGCGTCGAGCACAACGTCAAGATGGCGACGCACCTGATCGCGAGCGACGGCCGCGTCGTCGTGCAAGGCGATCTCGAGCAGATCACGATCAAGGACGGCGTCAAGGCGGCCGTGAAATTCAGCAGCGCCGCGCCGAACCTCCACGCTCTCTACGACGCGCAGAGCAAGGCGGTGCTGCTGGTCGTCGCCGATGCCGCGGCGCATACCGACGGAATGGACGAAGTCCGCGGCGAGTCCGACCAGCGCGGGCTCAATCTCGGCCGCGAGTACACCGACGAGGACGGCGACGGCATGGACGACTCGCCGGACGGCGACGTCGTCGACGCCGAGTTCCGAGAGGTGCCGAAGCTCGGCGACGGCCCGACGCAGACTCAGCTCGACGAGCATTACGAGGCCGGCCGCCGCGCTGCCGCGGAAGGAAAGCCGGAAAGCGAGTGCCCGATCATGGGCGGCGAGCTGTGCATCGCGTGGGTCAAGGGCTGGAAGTCGTGGCACGAGGAACAAGCCGCCGAAGGCGACGAAGATCCTCTCTACGCCCAGGTCGAAGCCTTCGTGATCGCCGAGCAGAAAGTGTCGATCTCCAGCGTGCAGCGCCATTTCACGATCGGCTACAACCGCGCCGCGCGGCTGATCGAACTCCTGGAAGCCAAGGGCGTCGTCAGCGCGGTGGATTCGGACGGGCACCGCACCGTCCAGAAGCCGCGCGGACCACAGGGAGAAGCAGCGTGAAGATCACCGACATATACGTCTCGAACGTGCTCGGGATCCGCGCGGCCGACGTGCGGCTCTCGAAACCGGTCGCCCTCTTCGTCGGCCCGAACGGCGCCGGCAAGAGCAGCCTGCAGGAAGCCGTCCGCATGGCCCTCACCGGCGACACGGTCCGAGTCGCCCTGAAGAAGGAATACGGTTCGCTGGTCACCGAGGGCTCGGACACCGGTCAGATCGTCGTCGCGTGCGGTGACCACGCGAACAGCGTCGCCCTGCCCGCTGGCAAGATCAAGCGCGAAATCGCCGAGGATCCTCGCCTGCCGCTGGTGCTCGACGCTCAGCGCTTCGCGCACATGACGGCGACCGAGCGCCGCACGTTCCTCTACGACCTGATGGGTGTGAAGATCGGCATCGACGAAATGCGCGCGCGGCTGCTGGACAAACTCGGCCTGCGCGCCGACGCGGTGCCGGCACCGGCCGCCGCGCGGTTCGCGGCGATCACGCCGATGCTGCGCGCCGGTTTCGACGCGGCGCACAAGGAAGCGACCGACCGTGCGCGCGGCGCGAAGCAATCGTGGCGCAGCGCGACCGGGGAGACGTACGGCAGCCAGAAGGCGGCGACGTGGCGCCCGGCGACCGTTGAGTTCGACGAGGCCGCGCTGCGCAAGCTGAGCGCCGACCGCGCGGCGCTCGACGACCAGATTGGCGAGCTGCAGCAGCAGATTGGCGCCGCCGACGCGGCCGACACCGCGGCGCGCGCGCGGGCGGCGAAGCTGGCCGACCTGCGCACCCGCGCCGCCGGCTATGCGAAAGCGGCCGAGCTCGTGCAGCTCGCCGACGACCAGGTCGCCGAATTCCTGCCGAAGGTCGAAGCGCTGCGCGTGCGCGCTGGCGCTGCGCCGGCCGGCACCGAGTGTGCATGCCCCGAATGCGGCGCGCTGCTGCGTTACCTGAACGGCGTGCTGTCGGCGGCGGCCGCAGCCGGCGGGCGCGACGAAGAAGCGGTCGCGAAGCTGCCCGAGTACGAGCAGGGCCTGAAGACGCTGCAGAACGCAGCAACGAATCGGAAGCGCGACCTCGAAGCCGCTGACTCCGCCGCGACGCAGCTGCGCGCGCTCGAGGACGACGCGGAGGACAGCGGCGCGGCCGCCGCGCGCGAGAGCGGCGACGCGGCGCGCTCGGAGCTCGCCGACCTGCAGCGCCGCCGGAAGCAGCTGGACACCGACATCGCCACGCTGCGCGAGATCGAGCGCCGCGCCGCAGGCGCCGCGGATCTGGCGAAGGCCGCCGCCGCGCTGCACGACGACGTCGCCGCGTACGAGGCGATCGCCAACGCGCTCGCGCCGGACGGCATTCCGGCGGATCTGCTTCGCGAAGCATTAACGCCGGTGAACGAGCAGTTGACGGCGCTGGCGGAAATGTCCGAATGGGCTGACGTCACGATCACGCCGGAGATGGAGATTCTGGCAGGCGGCCGCGCGTACGCGCTGCTGTCGGAGTCGGAGCGCTGGCGCGCCGACGCGCACGTCGCCGCCGCGATCAGCCACTTCTCCGGCCTGAAGCTGCTCGTGCTCGATCGCGCGGACGTCGTCGTCGGACCAGAGCGCGATCGCTTGCTCTACTGGCTCTCGGACCTGGCCCACGCCGGCCAGATCGACACCGCGCTCGTGTTCATGAGCCTGAAGGCACCGCCCGGCGCGCTGCCGGACGGCATCGAAGCGTTCTGGGTGGAGAACGGTCACGTTGCGGCCGCAGCGCCGCGCGCCGTCCGGGAGGCAGCGTGAGAGAGGACATCGAACGCTACCTCGGCGACACGCCGGAGGCGACCGCGAAATCGATCGCCTCCGGGACCGGCATGCCGCTGCTCGACGTCACGAAGGAGCTGAACCGGATGCTCGGCGACGGCGCCGTCGAGCGCAAAAAACGCGCCGGCGGCGGCAACGAGTACGTGTACTGGCTCGCGGGCGGCCAGCAGCCCGCGCCGCCGAATTCGTCGGCCGCCGCACCGGAGGAAGCGCGGCCGGCCGAGCCGCCTGCGATCTCGCTCGTGTCGGTCGGCCTCGTCGAACGCTCCGTCGACGCCAACGTCGCCGTCGTGAATCCCCTGAACGTCATCGCCGACCTGCGCGCCGACATCGAACGCCTCACCGCCGAGCGCGACGCGGCCCAGCAGACGGCGGACACCTGGCGCGCGAATGCCGCGGCGCTGGAAGCGCGCATCGACGATCTGACGCTCGGCCCGGTCGGCGCCCGCGCGCCGCTGTTCGTGACGGTCGGAAGGAACAGCAAGCCGCAGCGCCACGACTCGCTGGACAAGGCGCAGCGGCGCGGCCGGTCGCTCGTGCGCAGCCAGAAGGAAGACGAGGTGCTTGTGCTCGAGCCGGTCGGCCGGATCGTGCGCGGAACGGAGTGGATGCCCCGATAGCAGCACCGCCGCGCGCCTTCCGTGCCCCGGATTGCGCGGCGCATTCGGGCGGCTCGTACAGCGCCCTTTTTTTGAATTGACCATGCAAACGACGAAGACACCGTGGAATCCCTCGCGGCGCGCCACCGCCCGCGTGAAGAATCCCCTTCCCGCGCCGACCATCTGCCCGCTTGACGGCGGCCAGGTCGAGATCGTGAACAACGCCGAGATCTACGGTCGCGAGTATGGCGAATGGCCGTGGGCCTTCCTCTGCCGCACGTGTCGCGCGTACGTCGGGCTGCATCAGTTCACGGGCATCCCTCTCGGCACGCTGGCCGACGCGCCCACGCGCGAGGCGCGGAAGCGGGCGAAGGCAGCATTCAACCCGATCTGGCAGTCCGGCGTGATGTCGCGCACCGACGCGTACGTTTGGCTGGCCCAGCAGCTCGGCATCGAGAACCACGAGGAATGTCACATCGGCTGGTTCGATATCGCGATGTGCGATCGCGTGGTCGCAGTCATTCACAAGGAATTTCACCGATGACCGATATGCAAGACCCGCTCTGGCGCGCGCTCGCGCGCCTGGAGCACGCCGAGCTGCTGGAAGACGACCGCAACCTGTTGCGGCCCGCGTTCGCCGCGCTGCATGGGTCGCAGGCGATCCGTATCCCCGAGACCGTCGTCGCGCGCATCCGGCACCTCGACGCGACGCTGCCGAAGACTACGGAGGCGTGACATGCTGCTCGACAAGATCGGTGGCGCAGATGCCGCATTTCGCGCCCAGATTGAAAACCTGTACTGGGGCGGAAAGATCGGCTGCGAACGTCATCCGACGCTGCAGTGCGGATGCGACGTTCTTCCCCGCGGTTGGATCGAGATTACGTGGGACGAGCTCGCGAAATCGCAGTTCTTCCGTTACTCGCCGATCGCGACTGGCTGGTCGCGAACGAAGCTCGGCGACGCGCGGCTGTTCTTCATGCACGACCAGATCAGCTATGCGCTGATCGGCGACTACTGGGACGGCACGGTGAAGGTGTTCAGGTTCGGCTGCGAACACGCCATGAAAAGCGAAACCGTTGGCAACTGCCTGCACCGCTATACGTGCACGAAGTGCGGCTTCAGCGAAGTCGTCGATTCGTCGGATTGACGCCAATCAAGCCAAGGAAATGCATACCGCGACGCGCGACGCGCCGCGGTGATCTACATCGCGCCTTCACACCTCAATGGCGGGCGCTCGGGTGACGGGTGGGCGCCGTCACAACGTGCACTTTGGCCTGCAGCCGCCGCACAGCGCTTTCATGCTCCCCGCTGCCATATGCGAGCCGAGCACCCGCCATTGAGGTTTGATCTATCACATGGAGATCCTGAATGAAGCGTGACCTGATGAGCCGCGAGTACAACAGCTTCGGATTCTGCTGCGGGCTCGGCGGCGGTGCGAAAGGATTCACGAAGGCAGTGTCACGCGTCGGCAGCATGACGGCGACGTGGCGCTGCATCGGCGGCATCGACAACGATCCGGCGGCCGCGCGCGACTTCGAGATGCTGGTCGGCGTGCCCTGCACGGTGATGGACCTTTTCACGCGCGAGCAGCACATCGCGTTTCACGGCGCCGAGCCGCCTGCAGGCTGGCGCGAGGCCACACCCGAAGACGTGCGCCGCGCCGCCGGCTATCAGCATCCTCATTGCGTGTTCATCTCGTCGCCGTGCAAGGGTGCGTCCGGCCTGCTGTCCGAAACGCTCAGCCGCACTCCGAAGTACCAAGCGCTCAACGAGCTGACGCTGCGCTGCGTATGGCTGATGTGCGAAGCATGGAAGGATGACCCTGTCGAGCTGATCGTGTTCGAGAACGTGCCGAGGCTCGCGACGCGCGGAAGCCATCTTCTCAGCCAGATCGACCAGCTATTCCAGCACTACGGGTATGCCACGAACGCTACGACCCACGACTGCGGAAGAATCGCGAAACGCGGCATGGCACAAAGCCGAAAGCGCTATCTGAAGGTCGCGCGCCACGTCGCCAAGGTCCCATCCTTCTTGTACGAGCCGGAACAGAACCGCCTGCAGGGCGTCGGCACACTGCTCGGCCGCATGCCCCTGCCGGGCGACGTCGAGGCGGCTGGCCCGATGCACCGCGTGCCGTCGCTGCAGTGGAAGACGTGGGTGCGCCTCGCGTTTGTCGAAGCGGGCAGCGACTGGCGCAGCCTCAACAAGCTCGAGGTAGAAAACGGCCAACTGCGCGATTACTTGATCGTGCCAGACATGCACAACGGGGGTCTTGGCGTGAACCGCTGGGAGGAGCCGTGCGGCGTGGTGGCCGGCGCGAGCCGCCCGGGCAACGGCAGCTTTTCGGTCGCTGACCCGCGCGGGCCGGCCGACGCCGCGCAATACCAGCAGTACGGCGTACTCGACTGGAGCGACCACGCCGGCACGATCACCGGCCAGAAGTCGCCCGGGCAAGGAACCTTCAGCGTCGCGGACCCGCGCACGGGCGTGAAGCACAACAACTGCTTCCGCATTGTGCCGTTCGACCAGCCGGCCGGGGTTATCACGGGCGGCACCGGTCCGAGCGCTGGTGGTCAAGGCGTCGCCGACCCGCGGCCGCCGGCCGGACCGCTGTTCAGCAAGTACAAGGTGACGGACTGGGAGGGACACGCTGGCACGGTCATCGGCGGCGACGATCAGGGCGCATACGCGGTCGCAGATCCGCGCTCGTCGACCGGTTTCGAAGGCGCCGGAAAGTATCGCGTGACAGGCTTCGACGAACCGGCGGGCACCGTGATCGCACGCAGCGACAGCGGCCAAGGTGCGTTTGCTGTAGCCGACCCACGCCCGGGCATGCGGCGCGAGCGCGGCGACGCATACCTCACCGGCGGCCACTATGGCGTGGTCGGCTGGGACCAGCATAGCGGCGCAGTATCAGCGGCCGCCGGCCACGACAACGGCCGCTGGTCCGTCGCTGATCCGCGTCTGCCCGCAGCGAACGAGAAGACCGTCGCCATCATCCGCGCGCTCGACGGCACGTGGCACCGCCCATTCACCACGCTCGAGCTTGCCGTCCTGCAGTCGCTCGTCGAGCCCGAGGAATATCTCGAACTCGACGGTCTATCCGACCAAGCCTGGCGCGAGCGCATCGGCAACGCGGTGCCGCCCGATGCAGCGCAGGCAATCGCCGAGGTGATGGGGACCACCCTTTTGCTCGCTGAATCTGGCGAAACGTTCCAACTTTCGTCGACGCCCGTATGGGTGCGCCCGGTCGCCATTGCGCTGACCGTCCCGCCGCAGGCCTTCTGACACCGAGGACCACACGATGACCAACTACAACGAAAAGAGCCCCGCTCCCGAACAGGCGAGCGGGGCAGCGACTACAACAGCAGCAACGGATATGGAGGTCACCGTTACTGCCGAAGCCATTGTCGGGCAGCATGAAAGCCCGATCAATGGGACACGTTCGAAATTCAGCGGCGAAAAGAGCGGCGCTGATGCGCTGACGGACCTGTTGCCTTGCCCGTTCTGCGGCGCCGATGCGGCGACCAGCGCACGCGGGAAAGGCGCATCGTGGCACCCGATCATCGCCTGCGTGAACTGGTGTTGCAGCGTCAGCGGCACCGGCGGAACGCGCGAGGTAATGCGCGCGTCGGCGGCGAAGCTCTGGAACACGCGCGCCACTCTCGTCGCATCCCCTGTCGAGCAGCCCGCAGCAGTGCCGGCCGTCGAACTGTCGAACGTGAAAGAAGCACTGGAATCCGGACACGGATTCTGGCGCACCTGCTCCGGCTGCCATGAATCCGAGGACGGCCATCCTGTCGGCGAATACCCGTACAGCGACATCCTCCAGTGCGACCTTGGTGCTGGTTGCGCCGAGTGCGGCGGCATCGGAGCGGTGTGGGATAGCACCGATTACGAGGACTTGGCGACGTTTCTCGACCGACATGAAGGAGCAGACGAAGCAGCGCAGGCTGTACCCTCGCCGGCGGACGAGCGAGCGGCGGAAGCGGTGGCACTCCCCGCCGGATGGCGGGTCGTGCCGAAGAAGATCACGCGCGCGATGATCGAGTCCGCAATGGAATCCCACTATGGTAAGCGGCGCGCGCGGGAGAACGGCGGCGCAGGTGGAATCGTGATGACCGTCAACGATACAGACTGGACCGGCGTCGACGCGATGCGGCGGTTCTGGAAAGGCGCTCTTGCGGCCGCCCCGCAGCCGCCCGCGCAGGCCGACTCTCGGCGTCAACTCGGCGTGCTGCGCGCGCGCCATGACTACGCCCGCCCATTCGAATTCACGCCGGCGGCCGGCGCGGTTATCCCGTATGAAGGCATCCCTGTTTTTTCGAGTGCAGATACGCAAGCCGAAGCTCAGGAGGATGCCTACGTCGCGAAACGGATGACGGAGACACTGGCCTCCGTCTACGCGACGATCATCGGAGACGATCAGGTCGATGAAAACGACGGCCTCAACGCCATCCAGCGAGTCGAAAAGGCCGCTCAGGTGCTTCGCCTCGAAGTCGAGCTTTATCGGGCGCAGGCCGACGCTTGGGAGGCACCGCGATACCGTGAATGGCGGCATCTTCGCGAGCATGGCGAATGGTCGAACGGCGTGCCGGATTGGGCGCGGGCCCACGACGGTCGCATGAACGACCTCACGGCAGCTTGCGCAGTGATTGACGAACTGGCCGCCCTCTCCTCTCGGTCAGCGGGGCTGACGGGCGAGCAGCGCGCGTCATGTGCAGTTGCAGCGGATCTTGCGGAGGCGAACGGGCTGAAGGGCATCGCCGACGATCTCCGCGCCCTTCTCCAAGGAGCCAACTGATGAGCGCGTAGGCCGCATTCTGGTTGTGTTGCGCGGTGTTTATTGCGTGCGACACCTACCTCTACAGCAAGGGACACGAGACGTTCTTGTGGCATCACAAGACGGCCGCAGAGAAGCAGATTCAGAAACGCCAATCGGAGGGCAACCATGCCGAATGACAACGCGCTGACGGTCGGCGAACGCCAGGTGATCAGCCGCGCAGCAGACGAGGCCCGACATTCCGGCCAGTACAAGCTCGCGGAAGAACTGGACGACATTCTCGCCGCCCGCCCCGCTGAGCAAGCCGGTGCGGGACATCCCGAGCTGACGGACAGTGACGTATTCACGCTGATCGGCCATGCCGAATTGCTGCACGGCCGTGGCGAAACCGACATGCCGGCGTGGTGCATGGGGCTCGCGCGCCGCATCGCGGTCGGCATCGACGAATCACTCGCGCTGCGCGTCGAAGCGCTCGCGACGAGGCACGAGCAGCCGGTCGCCCATCCCGGCCAGACGAAGCCGCGCGGCGAAGCATCGCCGGGCGTCATCGCGGCCGCTCTCTCGCTGATTGAAGCCGATCGCGCTCAGGCGCTGACCAACGAGTACGTCGACGCGCTCGACAACGCGATCCGGATCCAGCGCGGCGAGCTGAAGTTGCCGGAGGGGCGCACCAAGCTGCCGAGCTTCCCAGCCGTGTTCTGCAAAATGTGGAGCGGCAGGGAGATCCAGAGCTGGATCAACGAGAACATCGCGCCGCACGACGCTGCGCTGCGCGACGCGCTCGACCACATCGCTCGCGTCGCACGCGGTAGCCGCGAGCAGTCGCGCCGGCAGCGCTGGATCGAGCTGCGCGCGCTCGGCGCGCTCACCGGCACCGACGAATGGCGCACGCTGCCGCTGCCGAAAAACGGCGACGGCGTCCGCCGCCGTCTCGTGCACCGTATTTCTGAGCTTGATGCCGAGGTCGAGCGCCTCAACGCGATCATCGCCGCTCGTCCGGACCAGCCGGAGCCGCGCGCCGAGGTGACGGACTGGCAACCGATCGCAACCGCGCCGGCCGACCAACTCGTCACGGTCTTCTGGCTCGACAGCGAAGACGAGAAGAACCCGGAGCGCTACGACTTCGACTACATCGAGGAAGGCGGATGGGTGAAATGGAATGATCACTACGACTGGGCGCACTCGGTCGCGCCAGCCGGTAGCCGGATGCCTCGCGAACAAGCGCCGTACACGCACTGGAAGCCGCTCGGCTCGCCCACGCCGGCAGTCGACGCCACCCGCGCAGGAGACAGCCATGCCGCATAACACGCTGCCCGACGATCTCAATCCCGCACTGATCGAGGTATGCGCGCGGTTCATCGGCAAGTTGACGGGGCTCGTGCCGCCGCCGGTCGCCGACTTTCCGCCGGAGATGCACACGGTGTTCCGCCAGTTCGCGGCCGAGGCGTACGCCATCGTGCGGGAGAACGTCGCAACTTCGCAGTCGCGCGCCGTGGTGTCGGCCGACGATCTACAGGACGCGACACGTTGGCGCGCACTGCTCAAGGACGGCGAGCCGTGCGTCTACGTCGAGCGGACGGAGTGCCGAGCAATACCTGTCCCGCCGACGACCGAACCCTGGTCGCAGAAGTACGTCTGTGAACCGCGCCCTGTATCGGAAATGTGGGTGAAGCGTTACGCCGTATTCGCCTGGTGGGCGCGCGAGCACGAGCAACGCACGTTCACCGAGGCCGTCGACGCGATCCACGTACGAGGTAGCAGCCAATGCTTAACTGGATGAAACGCCGGCGTTCGGCGGAAGTCGCAGCTGCGCTCGCTCGCGCGAGCCGCGCCCATTAGGAAGTACTTCGGTTGACGGAGTACCTGCGCAAGGTGCAGGCGGACAGCGAATTTCTGCTCCGCCAACTATCGATCGCGCGCGAGCTGCAGTCTGAGCGCGAGAAGGATCTCGAAGTCGAAGTGGCGCAACTCGACGCGCAGCTCACCGACGCACAGGCGCGCCAAGTGCTCTCCGACGCCGCGGCGTCGCGGCTCCACGCCGAACTGGAAACCGCGCGGCGCGCGCTGGCGGCCGAAGCCGCGCGCGCCGCCCGCTTCCGTTCTGCGGCGCGCGCGAATGCGCGGCGCGCGAGCATTGCATGCATCGAGCGGAACAGGTTGCGGAGGCAGCTTGAGCGCGCCAGCGACGATGCGCCGCCAGCGTGCTGCAGCGGCGACACGTCGAGTTGCCCGGACAATGAAGGCGCGGCTGTTGGTGCGCCGACGCCGCGCGCGGGAGAAAGCCGATGACGCAGACGATTCGTCAAAAGTCGGTGTTCATGACGAGGATCGGCGAGGCAGCTCCGGAAAGCGCTTTTGCCGTCGCGACTTCGGCGATTCGAGCCATATTTTCCGACAGCGCCTTTTCATCCCCTTCCCTGGTGCCGTCCGACCCAAACACATCGCCGAGGCATTCGTGGGTGACTTGCACCTGAAAGGTCGTCTCGCCGATCAGCTGATTGAAGACTAGATCGTTGTCGCGACGAAGGAATGTCTGGCCGAAAGAGTTTGTCATGGCAGAGCGTCCTATTTGCGCCGAAATTGGCGAAGAAATCCTAGCATGAGCAAGAACACCGGGATCGAGTGGTGCGACGCCGGCAGATCCATCGCTGCGTCGGTAAATCCGCTCACTCGACGCCCGGGCCCCGCGCCGAATCCGGCTCGCGATGGCAAAAAACGACAGGCACGCCAGCGAATCAACGTCGAGATGCGTACTGGGCAGCGCCCTCACCCGAACTTTCTGCCATTCACTGACTTCGGCCAAATCTACGCGCTCGGCGAGCGTCGGCACGAGTACGACCACTACCTCGGATACGCAGCCGAACACCATCTCGACGTGCAATCGGTCTGCACGCGCTGCCATGCGAAGCGCGACAGCACCTGGGCGAAGCAGACGCACTGCATCCGCAGCCACGCATTCGACGAGCAAAACACCTACGTTGCAGGCACCGGCACTCGCCACTGCCGAGCCTGCATGAAGCTGCGCGAGAAATCACGGCCGCCGCGCGGGTCCGAGTACTGGGCGAGCGTCAACGCCAAACGAAGAGGAAAGCAGAATGGCTGAAAACTCGAACATCGAATGGACGGATCACACGTTCAATCCGTTCATCGGCTGCACGAAGGTGTCGCCTGGCTGCGACCACTGCTACGCCGAGCACCTGATGGACACACGGATGCACAAGGTCGTCTGGGGACCGCACGGCGAGCGCGTGCGCACATCGGCGTCGACGTGGCGGCAGCCGATTCGCTGGAACGCACGGCACGCCGAATTCTCCGCTGCGCACGGCCGGCGCCAGCGCGTGTTCTGCGCGTCGCTCGCCGACGTGTTCGACAACGCCGTCGATCCAGCGTGGCGCCGTGACCTGTTCGCGTTGATCGCGCAGACGCCGAATCTCGACTGGCTGCTGCTGACGAAGCGGATCGGCAACGTCCCGACGATGCTGCGCCATATCGGTGTCGACCGGATTCCGGACAACGTCTGGCTCGGCGCGACGATCGTGAACCAGGCCGAGGCCGACCGAGACATCCCGAAGTTGCTCGCGGTACCCGCGCGCGTGCACTTCCTGTCGATGGAGCCGCTGCTCGGGCCGGTCGAGTTGCGCCTTCCCACCCGCATCTGGACCAACAGCGCCGGCGGCAGAAGCTGCGACCATTGCTGCAACGGCGATCGCTGCGACGATCCAACGCATTGCGAGCGTGGGCGGCCTGATTGGCACGTTCGCTGCCCGTACTGCCGTGGCACTGGCCGCGGGAAGCCGATCGACTGGGTGATCGTCGGCGGTGAAAGCAGCCCCGGCGCGCGGCCGATGCATCCGGACTGGGCCCGCTCGCTGCGCGACCAGTGTGCCGCGTCCGGCGTGCCGTTCCTGTTCAAGCAATGGGGCGAATGGAAGCCGGTTTCGCAGATGGACGAGACGCGGTCGCTGTATCGCTCAAACCGCATTGCGCGGGAAGGAGAGGATCAGGGCGTCATCGACGACCTGTATGGGAGCGCATGCAAGGTCGATCAGCTGTGCCTTCGCATCGACGGTAACCACGTGCCGATCGACTCGCCGAACGCCTTCCTCGCCGGCACGTCGCCAATGCACGCATTCAAGGTCGGCAAGCGCGCCGCCGGCCGCCTGCTCGACGGCCGCACGCACGACGAATTTCCGGAGGCGCGATGACGTCGTACTTATGGCTTCGGAAGCAAATCGTCGATCGCCGCACGGCCGATCGCGAATCCCTGATCACGTGCTTCTTGTTGCAAATCCGCCTCCCGTGCCCCCCCCACATTCATCATGGGTTCGTCGCGGCGTCCAATGGACACGCGAAAGTCCGATTTGCCGCTGACCACGTTGAACTTGATCGAAACATGGATCAGGTAGTCGCCGTAATCGTCTTCCACGATGTGCGGTTCTTTATCTTGGATGACACGCATCGCCATGGCGCTCTCCATCGGTTTGTGGGAGGAATCCTAGCATGACTGAACGCCCTATCCTTTTCAGTGGCCCGATGGTGCGCGCCATCCTCGAAGGCCGGAAGACGCAGACGCGTCGCATCGCGATCCCGAAACGCAGCTGCATCGATTTCATCGGGGGTGGCCCGAAGGACGGCCCGGACTGGAACGACCCTTCATGCTGGGGCTTCGAAGACCCGAACACGGGATTCTGGTGGACGCTGCGCGGCAACGACGAGTGCCAGCAGGTTCCCTGCCCGCAGGGAAAGCTGGGCGATCGGCTGTGGGTGCGCGAGACGTGCCGTGCGGACGAACGCGAAAGCGGCCTCGACGGCGTCCGCTACCCATCCGACGGCGCGTTCCGCGCGATCGAAGACTCGAGCGACGCCGCCACACAGTGGATCGGGCTGAACGCATATCGCGGCCAGAAAGGTGCGACGGTGCCGGCGATTCACATGCCGCGTTGGGCGTCGCGCATCACGCTCGAGATCACCGGCGTGCGCGTCGAGCGCCTGCAGTCGATCAGCGAATCGGACGCGCGCGCCGAAGGCGTGACGATCGAGGAGCACCACATGCGCGGGTACTGCGCCGGCGCCTACCGGCCGCCGAGCATCCGCGCCTTTCACGACCTGTGGGACAGCCTGAACGCCGCGCGCGGGCACGGCTGGGACGTGAACCCGTGGGTCTGGGTTGTCGAGTTCAGGCGCGTCGCCTGAGCCTCTCTCTTCCGAAAACTTTCTCGCACTCACTGGGGATGAATATGAAAATCCGCCTGAGCGATTGGCTCACCCGAGAATTTAGCCCGGCGCCGGCGATGCGCACGGCCTCACGATGGATCAAGGAAGGCAAGATCTATCCGCCCCCGATCAAGGTCGGGAACGCGTATTACGTCGAGCAGAACGCCGTCTATCAAGACAGCACCCGCCCTCGTCTCGTCCATAGGATTGCATGA